TGTTGATATTTATTTACTTAATTGTTTTTCCGATTGCTTTAACATAGTGAGCCATTGGTCCATTATGTTCTTCAGCAATCATTGTTCTTCCGTCTGCATCTTCAAATGGATCAAGTGTTGTTCTTTGAGTTACAGACTTAGAAAAATAGCTTTCCTTTAGAGTTTGAACTTTTGTTTCATATTCTTCAGGTGTAGTAAAAGTAACATTTTCAGCAAGTGAACGGAGCTTTGCAGCTTGTGTAGTTGTTAAACCATCATATGCTGAGAATAGAATTTCTGTTTGCTTTGATTCATTGAGCATTTGTGAAAGTGAAACATTTCTATCAATTTCTTCATTAAGTCTTGTTTCAATCTTTTCTAACTTATTGCCCATTTCTTCAACGATATTGACTTCTTCTTCAGGAACATTAATATAGTGTTCTGAAAATAGATTATGAAGTCCAGATATAAAACCTTCAGTTAGTTCTGTACGAAGACCTGATTCAATAGCAACTTCATTTTCTGAAACCCATTGTTCAACAACATAGTTGAGATATGCATCTACTTGCTCAATGAGTTGTTCATGAATTTGTGTAACTTCTTCTTCAAGAGACTTTGCATAAGCTTCTTCTAGAACAGTAACTTCTTCTTGGACTCTTGTAGAAACAGCTGATTCGAAGATTGTTTCTGCCTTTTCACGGAAATCTTCAGAAAGATTTTCACCAGCTAAAAGGGCATCAACATGTTCCTTCATCATTTTCTTCATTTTCTTAGATTTTTCTTCTTTTTCATCATTTTCATCTTCTTCATCTTCATGCTGTTCTTCAGAAACTAGTTCAAAGTTTTCATCAATCGCTTCAGCAATTTCTTCATCAGAATGACCTTCTTCAATCATTGATTCAATGAATGATTCTAGTTCTTCTGAGATTTCAAATTCTTCGTCCATTTGACCAGCAAAATGATCGACTAATTTCTTTCTCATTACCGGATCTTTTGTTTCATTATGAACTGCGCGCATTACTTTATTATCGGAATAATCTTCAATATTAGGATGATTCGATCTAATAGAATCAGCAATACGAGACATCTCTCTTTTTTCAGTCATTTCAAATTCTTCGTCCATTTTTTCTTTTTTTGCTGCAGCTGCTTTAATATCTGTCAATGACGTTGCTGTTTTAAAAGTCATTGTTGGATCTTTTCTTTTTTCAAAAGCTGCTCTGATAGGATTTTTTTTACCTGGTTCATCAGCTTTAATTTTAGCAATCGCTTCAGCCATAACACCTTGACCTTGAGTCTTTTGGTCTTCTGCTGGAACAGCAGATTGTGCTGACTTAGAATTATCTTTCTTAGTCTTTACTTTTGCATAGGGGTTAGGATCAGTAGCAGATGTTACTGGACCACCCAAATCTTCATATTCTTCAAACTCACCCTCTTCAGGTGCATTTGGATTAGCAAATCTTGGTTCAATTCCTCTTGATCCAGGACGCAATGTTGCAGAATTTGGTGTCATCATTTTTGCACCAGCATCAGGATCAGATTGTGAAGAACTGACAGAAGGAACCATACCTTCCTTCATTAGAACATGTCTTGCTGCTTCAGTAAGGGATGCCATTATTGTTAACTCCTATGTTTTCTTTATTTATGTTTTCTAAAATTTTGACAAATAACCTTTGAATATATCTAATGCTTTTTCTTCTATTTGTCTTTTAGATAAAGTTTTAATATGCTTTCTTGATTCTTCAATATATCTCTTTTGCCAAGTGTTTGTTGAAGTATCTAACCACCAATCACAATTTTCCATAATACCTTTTACGAAAGCATCAGGTGCTGAAGGATCAGACACAATGTCTGCTGCTGTTGCTAGCTTGAAGTCATCTTGTACTAATTGGTATCCATTATGTGCTTTCAGTGTGCCAACACCTCTTGTTGAAACACCAAGAGTAACACCACCATCAAGCAATCCTTTAACTGTATTACCCATAGGAGTATCAAGAATCTTTGCTCTACCAATAAAGTTATTGCCATCTGGATATAACTTAGTGATCATGTGTGATACACGGTCTAGATTGATTGAAGGTGTATCAGGATGACCAAGTTCTCCTAAAGCTCTGTTCTTATTAACATGTTCACGATTATATCTATCTACTTCTTTAGACAAAGTTTGGAATGGATATACACGACCATTCTTATTTTGTCTTTCTGCCATCATAAAGATACCTTCAATGCAATAAGACTTCTTACCGCTTTCTTTATCTTCAGTAATAAGAACTTTTACATCTTGAATTTCTTCCTTAATCAGTTTCATGTTTAGTAACCTAATCTTTTTCTCTTTTGAATTGATCTCGATCTTTTACGTAGTATTTGTTGCATTTTAGAACGTTTCTTAATCTTAGCTCTTTTAGCACCAAGCTTTCTTCTACGTCTTTCAGCTGGTGACATTCTTGTTAACTTGCCACCACGAAATGTAAAACCTGAAACATTAGAAACTTTTATACGTCTTTCTACTTGTCCATTTCTAATTCTTAGCTTGACAACTTTTACTCTAGCTGCTTCTAATAGTTGTTCTTTGGTCATGTTATTTCTTTTTCATCGAAACTACTGTATTGCGATTTTTCATTCTAAAAAATGCAGCAGGATCAGTTGGTTTTTCGTTAGAAGTTTGATCAGAATATTCTTGTGCTTTTTCCTTATCGTAGTTTTTTACACGAACTTTCTCCTGCATTATTTTCATTGCAGCTTTCTTAACATCTTCTTTTATCTTTTTTACTGGTGAAGGTGCATCTAAATCTGGTTTATGGGCGCTCATTGTTTCTCTTACTGCATCGTCTAAAGCACGTTCTTTAGTAATTGAACCTGCACTGGAATCAGGTGTAAATCCTACATCTTTTGATGCTTCACTATGTTTGTACCGAAATGTTTGTGTACCTTTCGTTCCTAATGAACCTAACATTGTACCTGGTTTATTATCTTCATTTTTATGGAATGTTACTTTATCTCCATGATCAACAGCAACAAAATCATTACCTACATGAACTTTAGGACTTTTATTGTCACTTTTACCTGCAAAAGGAACAACATCACCTTCAGCTAATCCTCTTTCAGCTTTTTCAATAGAAGCCAACTTATTATTACCTGTAGTTTCCTTAAATTTACCTTTAGCATCAACATTCAATTGCTCAGAGAACATCTTTGCTGCATACATTTTCTTTGCTTCATTAAGCTTTCTAGAAACAATGTCATTCATTTCTTCATGAAACATCTGATCTGCTTTAGTATATTCTTTAATGATAATGCTTTCTACAAGTTGATTCATGGTGCTGCAGGACCTCTGTTAAATGCTACTGGATCGGCTGTTTGGCCTTGATCATAATCTCTTCCATCTTTTCTAACTTCAATGAACATTGTAAAATTATCATTTGCTTTCATACCAACAGTAGAAATTAGAATATCACCGTTTGAACTTCCTTCAGGATTTGGAAAAGTACCACCACCAACACCTCCCCATGCTTCACCCGAATAATCAAAAGAATCGTTTGATACTACAATGATTTCAGAATTTGTTGCACCTTGCCACTGAAGCTTAAGATATCCTGTAGAACCAGAACCAACATTTGTTGCACCCTTGATTCGACTAATTGTTGTTCTATAATTTGATCTAGGATGTGTATTTGATGACATGATGTAACCATTAGCATTTAATGCATATGCTAACGTTGAAACATCCATGAGAGTAGAATTAGCTAATTGTGTACCATCAGAAATACAAACATACTTGATTAATGTTCGTCTATTTGTATCAACTATTCTATGTTCTCTAATTAGATTTGCCATCTGTTCCTACTGTTTAATTGCGAAATTGATTACTTTAGTTAGAGATGTTATATTTTCATTTAACATTCTCTCTAGCTTATTTCTGTTTGTTCTGTTCAATGATTCGTGAAGTTTAACAACTTTCTTAGCAATACTTTTATTTATAGTAATTGTTTCTTCACCAATTTGAATTGTATGTGAAGGAATATTGTTTTCAACAATTTGCTTGAAAGTGATTATATTGTTATTTTGTTCTCTAACACCAAATATTTGTCTTTGCTTTGCAACTTCTTGTCCTGAAAGATTAGCTCTTTCTCCTGGTCCACCAGCAGTCATTGTCTTCATTGCTCTACCAGGATCGGTAAATGCATGTTCACCACTAACTGGTTTGGCTAAATCACCTATATCTGATAATGCACCAGCAGCGGCAGCACCTAATCCAGCGGCACCGGCTGCTGCTCCTGCTACAATTTTTCTTGCTCCTATTCTACTAGCAGTTATTGGTTTATTACCTGCCGCTTGTCTTCTTCTGTTAAGTCTAGATAAAACTTCCTCTGGTTTTTTTTCAAGTCTTTTACCTGCTTTACTCAGTGATCTTTTTCCGATATATCCTGCACCTGCTTTCAATGCTGAACCAACACCTAATGCAGCACCAGCAACTTTACCTAAAGTAGATGCTGTTGAATCGGATGATCTTTCAGTTTCATCTTGTTGTGCTTTAAGCTCGTCGGAATAAGTTGTATTTTTTCCAGTAAGTTTTTTTCTTAAATATTCTCCGCCAGCAGAAGCATAATCAGCACCACCCAAAGTTGCCATATTTGCTGCGCTTCTACCAAAATCTGATATTGCTCCTTCATCTAACTGTCTTTCTTCACGAATTTGTTGCAAATTATCTCTGAATGATTCTTTAACCGGCATTTTAGGTGTTTTTCTGAAAAAGTCGCCAATTTTGCTACCAACTATTGCGGCAGCAGCTAATCCTGGATGATCAGAGCCTGAAATTATACTAGATGCAGAGGGTTTATATCCTAAATTTCTATCCATATGAACACGTTCTTGTGGTGAAGCATTCATATATCTTGTATGTAAATCTTTATCAGGAATTCCTTTAGTTGTAGTTAGTCTACTTGTTGGTATTTTAGAAACATCTTTAGCATTCTTATTAGCAGCAATTTGTAATCGACCAGCATTTTTTGCTGTCTTTACAGCAGATGTACCAGCCCAAGGACGAATATTTTTACCAGTAGAATCTGTTGCAGTTGTTCTCATTCTATATGAAAGCTGTTTTAGTTTTTCTTTTTGTTTTGCTGATGCAATTGCTTTTTCAGCTGGATCTTTATCTTCATCATCTTCAATGTCTTTAATTTTAGACATTCTTTTTGCATATGCTCTAGTAGCTAATTCTTGAGATATCTCATCAATTCTTTCTTCATTCAATTGTGGACTTAAGTCTTTAACATTAGGACCAAAAGGAATAGAAATATATCTATCTAGTGCTTGAGAATAATACATACCAATTTTCTGATTATCAGGAAACACACGAATAGCCTTTCTCTTTAGAATGATGACAGTGGGCATATCTTTGTCTGATGGATACGCAGCTTTATCTACTTTCTGATTCTTTTCTACTAAAACATGAGCCATTAACGATTCAAGCAAATACTTCAATGTCTTTTTCTCAGCTTCAGTCATTTCATTAACATTCTTGTTCAATGAACGTTTAATAATTGGAAGTTTAGATGACTCAAATAGTCCAGCATCAGATAACTCTGCTAATTTTATTTCATCAGCAGTTGCTTTATCTGTTTCTAGACTATACTGTTCTAATATTTGCTTGACGGTAATCATTATCTGAAATACTTATGTGCCATTACAACTTTTTTTTCTTCTAACTTTTCAGCAGCTTTTTTGATTAAAGATTCACGAATATTCTTATTCATTTCTTCTAGTTTATTTTCTGAAAGATTGATTAATGCTTTTCTAATGCTCATTGGTGTCTTTCCTGTTTATTACTATATTTATGTCTTGACTTTACAATCAATATATATAACTTCTAAGTTGATAGATGCACTAATAGCGTCAGAACCAACTAAATTCTGTGGATCAGACATAACTTCAATTGTTGTTCCACGAGGTAAAATAAATTCACCATCGATTGCATTGGGTGAAAAATCAGCTGCATATATTCCTCTAGTATTCTTAGGAACAAGTAATTGTAATAATATTACTTGAGGTCTACCAGCAAAGCTTGTTTGTGTTGCTTGTGCTGAATTAAGAACAGTATTCATACTAATAGATGTATCACGATATCCCTTAAACTTAAAAACTAAACCTTTAGTAAAATCTTCAACTCTATAATCTGCTGACAATCTTGCGTATGTTAGAAAGTCTATTGGTGCTCTTATTCTTTTGACAGCAGAGTCCATTGTTGCAATAAATTCTGGCATTGTATCATCAAGTGAAGTCTTCTCTATCTTATTTGCAGCAACATTTGAAGGCAAAGCTGAAAGTCTAGTATTAATATCAGAGTATGCATTGTTAATAAAATTGTAAATAGCATCCAATTCAGCATCATCATATTTTTCAGGAGTATAAGCAGTAGTTAAGTAATTATGTAATTCTTCAATTTGAGGTGCCATCATTGCACCATAAGTGCCATAATCATCAGCATTGTTTGTTTTGAATGTATTGGTTTTTACTGCACGGTTAAACGGAACAAGCTTACCATTTTGAACAATATGTGTTATCTGTCCTGTTCTAGTATCGACATATCTGCCAAAACCTATATATTGCAATCCAAGCTTTTGTGCTTGCTGGGATGATTCAGACTGTTCTGGTACTTTGAGTTGATTTAAATCTTCAAATATCTTTTTCATGTTGCAAATTCCAATTCGTTCGCTTGAACTTCAAATTTAGAAGGTAGCATTGGTGTACCGTCTGAATTTAATGGATTACCACTTTCATTAGTTGTTGGTGCTTGTTGTTGCATAGGTACTTGATTTCCATTAGCATCTAGTGTCATTCCTTGTGCAGCAGCATCAGCCTGTGCTTGTGCTTGCTGTTGTTGTACAACTTGTGCTTCAGCTGCAATCTGTTCATCAATTTCTGCAATATCCTCATCTGTTTGTTGTAGAACATTCTTACGTATCCATTGTACAGAATAATAACGACCTACATATGGATCAACCACCTGTAATAATGCAGCACGGTTTGTTAATAACTCGGCATCTTTTAATTCTGTAAAGTTATTGTCTTTCTTATAATCATACCAGATGTCTTCTTTGAATGTTTTCCATTCTTCAGGAGAGCAGATTCGTTTTAATGATAATTGTACTCTAAGAAGATCGTCAAACATACCAGAGAATTTGCTTCTTAGTCTTTGAACAAACTTAGTAAACTTTAATTCATCTCTGGTAATCTCTGTTGATCTACCAAGAGAGAAACCTTGTTGTGATTCTAATCTTGAGATAGGAACACCAAGTGATTTATAAAGTTTCTTTTCAAAATACTTCACATCTTCCATCTCGCCTAGATTTTTTCCACCGGGAAGTGTTGTAATTTCTGTACCCTTGCCTCCTTCACGTCTAGGCAACCAAAAGTCTTCCAACATTGAAAGATGTTTACGATCATCTTTAATTTCACCAGTATTAGAATCATATACAAGCTTGTTTCTATACTTATTCATAATATCACGAAGATATTGTTCTGCTTTAATTGTTGGCATATTACCAACATCGATGTAAAAAATTCTTCTTTCTGGTGCACGTGCAAGTCTATAAATTACCGTGGCATCTTCAACCATTCTGAGTTGGTTAAGTGGTTTGATAGTTTTATGAAGATAAGAGAGAACCATTGCCCTCTTAGAATCCATAAGACCTGAATTAATGTTCACGATAGAATCGACAGCAATCTTAGTTCCTAAGTTAGAATGTACACCAATGACACCTCTTTCATTATAAAGATAATATTCGTTTTGATTTTTGATTATTTCCATACCAGTCTTAGTATCTTTAGTCTTTTGGATTTCACGAATTTTTCTAATACGTCTTGGATCAATATATCGAATTTCTTGAATACCTAATGCTGGTGAAGATTCATCAATGACAACATGCCAAAACATTCTTCCGTCAATATACCAACGACGAAAAATATCATGACCCATGTTGCCGAAGTTTAGTAGTTTAATGATATAATTGAATTCCTGTTTTATTTTTTTCTTGATGTTATCTGGTTGCTGCAATTCATCCATGTTAATATCAACAGACTTACCAGAATCTTCCATAACAATAGCTTCATTGATAATTTCATCAATTGCTGTTTCTATTTCTGGCTGCATACTCATTTCACGATAACGTGTAATAAGTTCAATTTCGTTTCTTACAACACCATCAAGATCAACGTATGTACCATAATACGATCCAGATTGAATCGTAACAGCACCGTCGTCATTCTGCGGTAAAGCAAATGTTTTTTGTGTTGGCTCTTGATTATTATTAACAGGATCTTCTTTTTTTGAGATTGAAAATCCAAAAAGTGTTAATGCCATTCAATATTCTCCCATGACGATAGGATGACGTTTGCCATCCTATCTTTATATATAGTGTTACTGAATAACAGGAAGAATTGGACTTGTTGCTGCGTTTGCACCAACAAAGTCTGTAGTAGGACCATTTGTACCACCAGCCCACTCCCACCATTGATATGCGAATGTTACTGCATATTCTTCAATAGTATCATTTGCACCCCAATCAAGTTCAATAGGAGAAACGTCAATTGGAAATAAACCAACAAACTTGTATCTCTTAATTGTTGAACCGTCTTTGCCGAACTGAGTAACAAAACCGTCTTGTTGATAACCACCATCACCTTTGATGAACTGACGACTTCTTAAGTTACCAACATGTGAGTTTAGTCCACTCATCCACTTTTCGAAAGCATCACGAATCTTAAAGTCCTCATCATTGATAACAGTAACTGTCCATTCTGGAAATGATCTATTGCCAGAGAACTTTAGTTCACGACCAAAATAGAATTGTGGGATCTGATTGACAGTTGTACCAGGAAGTTGCGCTGCTCTTGCCATAAATGTAAATTTAGTCTGTGCACCTTGTCCTTGTGTCAATGTTGGAAATGTGAGATCACACTTGAACAAATTAGGACGTGCACCGTCATAATTCATTTGTGATCTAAATTCTTGTACTCGAAAAGCCATGTAGTTTAACTCCTTTAAGGATTGTTTTTATGTATTTATACAAAGTAAGACCAACCATTTTTATTGTGTTTGATCCAGTGATATAATGTAGGATATTTTACATTAGGATATTTTGAATTTGCATCTCGAATGGAATCAAAAACTGTTGTTCCATCAGTCACTTTTCTTACATTTGTTTTCATATTAGACATTTTTTGTCTATGTTTTTCTCTAATTATAGGATCATTCATAGGATTATTGTTTTTCGTGAATTCTCTTTTTCTTTGTCGTCCATCTTCTGTCAAAGTTGATCTGCTATTAGCTAATCCTATTTTCCTTTTGGTTTCTTCTGATGGCATCCAACCAAATGCACCTTCTCCACCATAGGTCATATTATAACCATGACCATCTCTAAAGTGTGTATTGTGTTCAAGTATCATTTTATTTTCAACAACATTCAATGTATGTTCTCTGTCTTCACTTTGATATAACACTTCCCATTCAAAGTTTTCTATTCCATATTTTTGTATTGCTCTGTATATTGGATATCTTTTGTTTTTCCTGGTTATAGCTTCACATATATGCACTGATTTGCGGGAAGGCCATTTTGAATCAAAACCAACATATGCCTTCCCGTTTACTTTATTTGTCGCTTTATAGATGGTATACATAAATGTCTCCATATTATTGTTTACCATCTATTTAGCTCATTCTACCATGAGGTTATCGGTAGATTCTAGAATTTTCCAACAACCTCTTCAAAAGCAACACCTGTACGAACTGCTACGAAGTTCAACTGGATAAAGTTGATAGAACGTGCTGGTTTGATGTAAATATCACCAATAAACTCGTTACGATCAATAACTTCTGGTGTGTTATTAGTTGTGTCACAAACTACACGGAAATCAAAGATACCACGACGACCTTGTACATCTCTAAGGAATGGTTCAACTAGTGCTACGAACTGTGCTCTTGTAAATTCATCGTTGAATTCAAAGAGTGAATACTTAGCTGCTCTTGCAATTGCCTTTTCGAGAACAATGAATAGTCTTCTCACATTGATTCTGTCAAAAGCAGAAGGTTTAGCCAACATGGTCTTATCACCATACAGAACAACACCTTCACCTGGGAATGTAACTACAGGATTGATACCATTCTTATAAAGTTCATCTCTATCTGTCTTATCTGCATTCCAAGCAAGTTTAACAACATTCTTAATCTGACCACGATTGAAACCTGCAGGTGAATACCATGGATCTCTTTCAAAGTCTGTTCTTACACAAAGACCAGCAATGTCACCATTAAGTGGTACCCAACGATAAACGTTATTATACTTATCGAATTGAAGCTTCCAGTTATTATCCATTACAGCATATGAAGAAGAATTGAATAGATTTCTATATGTGATAAGATCATCTGCTTCTGAGCCAACATTGTTGACACAATCAGCATAAAGAGGTGATACGAAAGCGACACAATCTTTTCTGGTACCAGCAATATTATCTACAACATATTCAGCAACAGTGTTATTTGCAGCACCAGTTACGATAAGAGAAATATCAACTTCTTCTGGATTCTTGAATTTATCATATGCAATAATGAGGTCTGCATCTGTTGGTAGTCCGTCTGCACCAGCACGTAAAGTACTGTCATATTCTGTTAGACCTTGTGAGAATGTAGTATTTGATGCACTATATCCCCAATTTGTAGTATTTGCTATGCCATTAGCATTTAATGCATGCTTTAGAATATAAATGTATCTTGATCTTTCATTTATTACGTTAACATAGTAGTTTGAAGAACCATCATCGTTTGTAGCATCATATGCTTTAGAGACATAGCTAAACTTTTCTAATACTGTATTAGATACTCCTGTAAATGAGCCACCACTATCGAATACAATGATATGCATTTCATCGTTAGCACCATTTACGTTGTCAACGTATGTTGATGTGCCAGGAACACTATTAAATTCATTTTTATATGTCCATGTATCATATGCTACAGAGTTTGATGAAGCCCATAGATTAACTTTTAATGAATTGCCTAAACGACCTGGATATCTTGCTGCAAACATACCATAAGAATTAGCAGCTGATAGATCCATGTATTCAGTTTCATATGAATCACGGTTTTTAATCAATAGACCTGAAGATCCATTTGCAACTGCGTTTTTAGCTACTGTATTTGAAGCAGCACGAACAACCTTTAGATTTCTTGCATATGAAAGGAAGTTGGATGCAGTAAAGAATGAACGGAATGTATTAGCATCAGGTTTACCAAATGTATTAACCAATTCTACTTCATTACTAATTGTAACCACAGCGTCCATTGGACCCCAAATAAAGGAACCAGCAAAAGCACCTTCAGTAGTTCCTACTGCTGGTACAATAGTTGTCAAATCAATTTCAGAGACATTTACACCAGGTGATAATTGAAAAGCCATTTCTCATTCTCCTTTTGAGAGGGTTATCGTTATTGTTGTTGATTATTTAGAAAAATGAAGATTTCTATCATTTTTCTCTTGACAGCCTCTTGACAGTGTGGTATAAGACGTATGTCGCTGTTTCAATGAATCATTGTAGTTATTATAGCTTATGTCTGTTCGATAGTATGTCAAATTCAACATTATCAAATACGAAACTATTACCTTTACTCATTATCCATTTCTCTTTAGCATCTTGTTCTGAACCATTAAATGGATCATCTACTCCATTATCCATTATACCGAATGGTACTATATCTTGATCCATAATATTCATTTGTTCTTGTTGCAAAGCACTTCTAATATCATTATTAATATTCTCTTTGAAATATCTTTGTCCGGTCAACCATCCAAAATGAACAAGAGTCATAGCAAGATCGTCATTATTTCCTTCTTCTGCTTTGAATGATTGTTTATCAGATGAAAAAGTCATTAACTCTTGGATAGTATCATAATCATTAATAATAAGTTTATCTGATTCTATTAATGTTTTTAAGTTGGCACATCCTATTGCTTTTGTTTGTTTATTGGTTTTGATACCATAAGCAATTCTTTTCTTAAAGCCTGGAGTATGTTGTTGTCCCTGTTTACCCTTAATTTCAATTTTAATTAGATTTTCATAAGCTAATTCAAAATGCAGAATATCTGATACTTGTAATCCTATAGAGTTAATTTCTACTAATACGAAAGCGTCATTATACATTCTGGCTGCTTGTAGAATAACAGTAGGTAATAGTAGTGGTGCTATCTTATTATTTTTATATTTGGCAACTTGTCTATATGGAAATTGTGTAACATCTATAATAGAGAATGTAGAAGAATCAAGACCTAGACCTTCTGACACATCGACGGTCATACAGTAGGTGTGCCCAGGTGTCGGTTCTTTATAGATACTGAGTGCATCATCAAAGTCTTTACGTATTGCATCATGCCATACCAGCGATCTAAGCTTAGTAGGATGGATTAGTGTGTTGGTTGAACCGACGAAATGACACTCAAATTCTTGTAGGAACTGATCAGGCGACGTGTTACGGATAGTAAGTTCTTTCCATGCTTCATCACGTCCTGGCACCATTGACCAGTGAATTTCAATTGGTACATACAAACTTTTCTTTTCAACTGCTTCAGTCCACATTTTATAGAACAGATTAAGTCCATTTGGTGTCGAAACTATGATAACTTTGGTAGTATTACCAGAAGAAATTGTTGGATATGTAGACATGAAGAATGCTTCGGCAATGTTGTTTGGAACGAAGGCAAACTCGTCTAGGAAGATGACATTGAATGATTTACCACGAACAGATGAACCTGATGTTGAATCAGCTAGAGCTATCGATCCATTAGCTAATAGAATAGAACCTTTGTTCCATTCAACAACACCCTGTTTAAGAAAGAATGGAAGATATTCAAATGCAAGCTGTAGTCTGCTCATGATTTCACGAGCTGTTGATGACTTGTTAGCTAGAATAGCAACACGGACATTTTCATTGAACAGAATGTAATGGAGAAGATATGCGACAGATGTTGTTGTCTTACCGACCTGTCGAGGAAGCTTACAGATGGAAAATCGATTATCATGGAAAGTTTGTAACATATCTTGTTGGAAATCCCACATTTCAAAAGGCATAAGACCTTTATCAACGTTAACGATTTTCATATAGTTGATAGCAAAATATACTGGATCATCAGCACATTTTATAAACTCATCAATTTCATGTTGAGTAAAGTTGTGTTTATAATCTGATCTTGGTAGATTTGGATTGTTATTATACCCGAAGTTACCCATTCTTCTTTTCAATCTTCTTTAATTTCTTATAATAATCAGGATCTTCTCCAATGTGGGCTAGAGCAATCTGTCTTGCTACCTTGAGTTTAGATGTATGTTCATGTTCAACTTTGATACCTTTTTCAAGTTGTTTTTCAATATAATCTGGTTCTACATTATGTTTTTTAGCTAGTGCTGCTACAGTCAGAACACGTTTGTTGAGGAATTGTTTAAATGTTTTCATTTATTTTGATTTATCCAATATGTGGTTTAAATCCAGCAGAATGCATTTCCGCTGGATGTCCATCATGATATGTACCATTATTGTCAATGTTTTCAATATGGTGAAAAAATCCAGATTGATGTAAATCTTTACCAGATGTTGATTTAGTAGCAAATGCTGCTACAATATGTCCGACTTTTTTTCCATCTGGTGTTTTAAGTGTGACATTGGTAGAATCACTGTTTCTTGCATCATGTTCAGCAGGATACATCATTTTACCAGATACTGTTTTTATTTTTTGAGCAACAGGATAATCTTGATATCTATAGCTTTTATCATTATGTGTTACACGACCATAACCATCTTGATGATGATACTCTTGTTTTTCACCTTCTTTTGGTTCCGAAGCTAAGGGTTCATATTTTCTGACAACTTTCAATTTTTCCAAAGTTGATTTGTATCTTGGATCTCTTTCTCTTCTTCCATTAAAAACCATATATTTTGGTTTTTCTGGAACTTTTTTTTCTAATGGTCTTCTTTGAATATTTTCTCTTGCCAAACCTGTGACTTTTCCTTTAGCGTCATGCAGTGTCATAGGACCCGGATCAGAAAATATTGTATGAATGCCTTTGTCTGGTGAATGTTCAGTATTTACTTTTTTCGTATATCGCATTTGTTCTGTTGGACCATAATGTTTATTACCTGTGGCAGGAAAATGCTTAGATATTGCTCCGTCATGAATTTCCGGACCTGTATCGTCTGAAACAGCAGTTCGAACCAAAACAGTTTTTGCTTCTTTTTTAGCTCTTATTGCTGCTTTATGTATGTCATCAAATGCTAATGTTGCATGATCTCTTGTCGCTTGTTCATTATGAGTTAGACCCTGAGTTCTTATTGCCATATGTGCTTGTGTTGAAGAAAATCCATAATTACCATGTTTTGCTAAGCATGCATTGCGACATGACGCGGATGAACCAGAACACACATTTCTTTCGATTGCATGAGAACCGTCATCAGAAGTATAGTGTCTGGCAATATCAGGAGTGAATGCCATACTAATTGGTATATGTCCTTTTAGTCCTAGTCGATGGGGTATTTCTGTTACTGTATCTGTTTTTTCATTAGATGCTATAGCTGGTCCAATACCAGCTGCTGAACGTCTTTTCTTGGCTTCTGAAACATGTTTTCTATATTCTTTTGGATCATTGTCTCTAAGATTTGCCAATTCATCAAATCGATTTGATACCCTTTGTTTTAATACTGTTGTTGATGGTACTTCTTTATCAGCATCTCCATAAGTATTAAAAACCCTTTTTAATCTGGGTTTCAAGACTTCCATATATTTCTTTTTGCCTTCGTCTGACATCCAATCGGGTGTTACAGATTCGATTAGTGGATAATACATTTCGTTTATCCATCCACCAAACCTATATTGCAATTCATCTTGCGACATAGGATCATATACATTGGTATAAAATGATATATTATTTTCTGTTATAAATTTCTTAAATGTTTTCATCCTTAAGATACCTTATTCTTGCGTGTTTGACTTCTGCTATCGCATCCTCTAATTCAATATCAAACCATTCACCATGTGTCTTTCTATACTTTATAGTCTTATGAATAGTTTGTTCCAACAATCTTACTTGACTTTCTGGTATTTCTTCTATATAATGTATCTTCAACTCATATGGATGCCCAGTTTGAAGATTCTTTAGTCGTTGTTCTAAATTTCCTGTAATTCCGATTTTATATGGTTTATTAGTACCACCTATAACATAGATATAATTCATTGCTTTTCTTCTTTTACTTTTTTAAGTAATTGTGCTGTAGTACCAACAAAAATCGCTTTTTCAACATTGATTGCACCATCAGGTTGTGTTGGCTTACCATTTACTTGCTTTAACTCTTTGGTCTTTTTTTGTAGATCATATAAGTCTTTGGTTGTTTCTGAAATTGTCTTCATCATTGTTGCAAAGACTTCATATGCTCTAGGACTTTCACTTTGTATGGCAAGTTCTTTCATATTTTCCATTGCCAGATTACCTTGTGTAATTAGATTTCTGAATGTGTTTCTAGCAAGATTATAGTCAGCTTCAGCATCAGATGTTAATTGAACTTCTTCTACTTGTTTGATTGGTTCTAGTATTTCCTGTTTCTCAAAAGGAATATCTAGAGCATTTGATAATGAGTCATTTATTTTTGTCATGTATTAGCACCGTTTTCAGTATCAGGCCATTCAAGAATAGTTTCCATGTATCCAAAATCGGAACCCGGTTCAGCATCAATAGGATCAGGCTCTATAGTTATACTGACAAGTTTTAATGGTGTAGCATCAAATGTTTGTAGATTATATATTGCATTAGTAGATAATGCTCGAATAGTATTATTAACTTTGAATTGACCTTGGGCACCAGATATAATCAGTTTCTGATTTGGTCTAGACCAATCGATAACTGTTGCTATTGCTGTTGCTGTTTGATACGTATCTCCCTGATAAACAGTATCAGATATCTTGAATGTTCCGTTGTTACCAGTGCCTGTGTTTATCTTGATAGTATAACCAGCAACGATTGAAGGATCGTTGAAGATATTAGCAATAGACTTTCGAATAATCTTGGGTGTAGAAATTGGTCCAAAAAGATAACCTTTGAGAGTAAATGTTAGTGTCCAATATACGTAACGAACAGAATCATAATTGCCTTCATATTGAGGATTATATGAAACATCATTAAGAATGATTGGAATATCTTTCAAAATACCTAGTTCGGGTATTGGATTCACTGTCATTGTAAAATCAGGTTGGAAATATGGCAAAATCTGTTCAATAATCTGATTACCGTCATCAATTGTTTTTGTGTATATGTTTAGTTCAAATGTGAAATCGTATGGTGCACCCATGTATGCTGATGCTATACCATTAGCACCACCACAGTTATACTGCTTAAGTAACGAATTTTGTTTTCTTGATGTATCATAAGTTATGCCAGTAGGTGTTAACTCAAACGACATTCTTGGTAGAGTTGTTTGAATTTGTCTGAATAAGTCAGGATCAGAAGCATATCTTGTAACAAACTTATCTTTGGGTGCATAGATAAGTGGTACTTTTACTCTCTGTATTTCAATATCAGAGTCTTTTTCACGCCTAACAATAGTAATATTATTGAACATATTGCCCATGATTACAACATATTTACGTATTAGTTTATAGTAAAAAGGACTTGATAACATTTATGGGGTTCCGAAAGGATTGATTTCAGTAAAGTCTATAATAGTATTAGCTTCTGTCTGAATCTGCTTATTGTTGAATAAGTCATAGAAAACATGATCACCTAATGTATCTGTTGACGATGGTATTGTTCTTGTATTAGAAGACAAACCAACAACATTTGCTGTTGTTGCAAATATTCCTTTTATGTCTACAAGATATAGCTTTCTTTCATTTGGCTGCCAATCACTAACTTTAGCAGTAGCTGCTGCACTTGTTAGATTTGCACCTTGATAAACAACTTCACCTATATTATAGTTACCAGAACCACCAACTGTCAATTCAATTGTATATGAAGCATTTACATCTATTTGATCGATATCGTCAACACCCGTTTCAATCTTCTCATTATTGTATCTAAAGAGTTCACATCTCAATTCATAAATATATGGTACTCTACGACCTTTGGTAAAGAACATCAGTTCTTCTTCAACGAATTTGACTTCAAATATACGATTCATAACAGGAACAAAAATTAGATCACCTTCTCTAGGTCTAATCGTTATGTTTGATGGAATATACTTATCAAATGTTTTCTTTGATACAATGAAGTTTGAACCTTCACGAATCTCAAGACCAAACTTAGTAAATAGTTCATTATCACCTTCGAATCCGTCAACATTAGCAATATACATTTCCATTTGATATGCACGTTCAAATCTTGATGACGTGTTTTCACCAAAAACCATGTCTGTATCATCCCATTCTTCTCTGGGTAAATAGTAAATGTCATGACCATTTATTTTTATTGATTCACCCAATAAATCTTCATACATTCTCTGTTCATTTATTTTTACAGCACTGAAATTGTTGAAGTAGTGGTTAGTTGCCATGTGATTCCTAGTTTTTAATTGTTCCTCTGTTCCAACCATCACCAGGACAGTCTTTACTTCTTTTATTTATTGTTCCATCGTTCCACCAAAAAGTACCTTTCGTCCATTCAGCATTATTTGGTGGACGACCTTTCATTGTTATGCTAGTTTTAGCATTCATTTGTTTTTTTAGTTCAGGATCATGTTGTTTACCATAGAAAGGATTCTTATCACCCTTTAATGCTTCACTAACTTTTCCTCTATGTTCATCAGATAAAGGTCCCATAATTTTACCTTTATTTGATTCAGATATTTTTCTTTTAGTTTCTTCTGATCTTTTTTTGCCACGATTAGATTCAGCTCTTTTAGCAATTTGTTCTTGTGTTTGTGGAGGCATTTTCTTTCTGCCTTCAATGTATTTTTCTTTATATTCTGGATTTTGATGAAGTTTCTTTGATGCTTCTGACAGTTTTTGTTTTACTGTTAATATAGACGAAGCATCATTAGACCAATGACCAAAATGTTTCTTTGATAAATTATAGTATTTGATTCCAATATCAGTATCTTGTATCAACTGAAGCCATTTATATTCTTCTTCAAGAAGTTTATCTCTATCTATATTTTTTGCAAGTATTCTTCTTTTGAAATCTTGTGGACGATGTTCATAAGCTTGTTTCATCCAAGAAGAACTACAGATATAACCATCATCAATAGTTCCCCAATGACATCCGATATAATATCGTTTATGCTTACGATCATACCAAATATAAATAAAACCCTTTTTTTCCATTGCAATCTCCTTTATAAAATGGATTACAATAGTATATATTAAAAAAGTATTCGTGTCAACCTAATATAAATTGTGGAGGCTCTTCATGAGTATTACGAATTAACTGCTCTATTTCTTGTATTTCTTGAACAGCCTCATTATATATTTGCTGACCATTCATCATAACACCACCGGGAAGTTGCATACCCTGAAACTTCTTCATATTTGTTCCCCATTGCTTTTTGATATATGATGTGGATAGTTTTTTTAGCAATCTATCGTTCCAGACTTTAGTATAGTTTGCTGGATCAAGAATGATATAGCCCTCAATAATCAACCATTCATCTACTTCAAGATCGTTATTCCAGTCCCAGTCAATGTATAGTTTATTAGAGTGTCTATTGAATCTAATTGGAACTTCACCGGTGAATAGAAGATCAAGTGTTCTAATATGTTGTTGAGTCAGAACATAATTAACATATGATGTAGATGTAAAGTCATATAGTTCATGAAGTCTAAGCTGATATCTTAGATCAAACATGTTTACAGAAGCATTGGTAGAACCTACAGGAAAGATTCTGGTTACACCTATGATATTATCTGAGATAGGAATGTATTTGTTAGTTTTGTTTTCTTGTGTTAGTTGATGTTTTAGATACCATCTTTCTACAGCATCAAAATGAAAATCTTGAAAGTATTGAATTGATTGATCTACAGCATCATCAACTTGGTCATCATCAACGTTGATTTCCAAAACAGGAAAACCTAGCTGCCTCAGACACCACTCTTTATGTTGTTCTCTTGTTGTAGGAATAGTCATGAATAACACTTTTCCTTAGTAAAAGTTGTTATCTGGTTGCTGATTTGCTTGTCTTTCACTAACCCCGGATGGTGTTGAACTGACTCAAAGAATCGTTTTGAATAGTCATTGATAACACCTACTTGTCGTAGTGCTTCTGCATTGCCTGTTGAGACTGCGCCATGAGATTCAATGTCTTGTTGTGCCTGTGTTGCCAATCTATCAATCCAATACTTACTTTCTGCAACCTGTAGTTCTTGGTTCTTATACTGTGGATATTTATTATACAGTTGATACAGAATGTGAAACTCTCTTAAGGCACCAATAATCGCAATCTCCAACTGTTCTAAATCAAGGTTCTTTTCTTCAATCACAAACGGGCAATCTTCTTTTGAGATTTCATTTTTGATCTTTCTGCGTGAAATGTCTGCTCGCTTGATTGAATAATACTTATTCTGTAGTTCTAGTACACACTGAGCATACTGTCGTTCGGGTGAAGCATGTGCTTTCACCACAAAGTTCTCAATCTGAAAATCAGACCGACCTTGGAAAATCTCAAGGAAAGCTTCGTGCAGTTCATTATATTTTTCTTCAATCATTGTAATGTTAGTGTTAGTTGTCATTTTTGACTCCATTATATTGATAAGATGAATAGTCTGCAGCAAAAGTATTTCTGTGTGAACTTTTGTTGTGTGCTATTATGAGTCCTCATTACTAATTTGTCCAAATCGTATCTACAAGTTTCTGTTGTTCACCAAGAAGTGTGCCAATGGCAGACCGGTATTCATTATTCTTATTTAGAATGATTGTGGCAATCGTATCAAGTGATGTGTCACGTTCATTAGCCAACGCATTAAGAAATGGAATCTCGCCTGAAGAAATGTTTGGATTGGCTAAGTATTTTTTGGCTTCTTCAACCTGAATAAACCACGTTTCTCTTTCTTGTGTAGAGTATGGTTTCACAACTTCTTCCATTTTGACTGAATAGTGCTGTCGAATAGCAGGTTCCAACTGAACCAAAGCAGGGTCTGGGTTTGGGTTGAGATCAGACGGCGACACATCACAGATGGTGTTGAACTGTAGTGATGTAATCTCTACAGCATTCCAGTCTGCTAGAAGTGCTAGGTCATCAATCAGTGCTGCACCGTAGTATGTATCATTGACATACAAACCAGTAATAGACCCGCTTGGTAGAACACCTGCTGGACCTTGATTATTTTGATTGAGTGTGTAACGAAAACATTTTAGCATTTCTTTTTAACCCTTGTTTATTAGTTATGTGTTTTTACGCTGCGGCAAGATATAATCTTGCCAAACTTAAGTTTGCACCAGATACTGCTGCTGTGGTCTCTGTTGAGTAGTTGGTACGGTCTGCTGTGGCAACAGCAGACCCTGTAGTACCACCACTAAAGAAACCTTTATCTGCGTTACCTGCTGCGGCAGGACCATATCTTGCCGAACTTAAGTTTGCACCAGATACTGCTGCTGTGGTCTCTGTTGAGTAGTTGGTACGGTCTGCTGTGGCAACAGCAGACACTGTATAACCACCACTAAAGAAACCTTTATCTGCGTTACCTGCTGCGACAAGATTATATCTTGCCGAACTTAAGTTTGCACCAGATACTGCTGCTGTGGTCTCTGTTGAGTAGTTGGTACGGTCTGCTGTGGCCACCTCGCCTGTTGTATAACCACCACTAAAGAAACCTTTATCTGCGTTACCTGCTGCGGCAAGATAATATCTTGCCAAACTTAAGTTTGCACCAGATACTGCTGCTGTGGTCTCTGTTGAGTAGTTGGTACGGTCTGCTGTGGCAACAGCGACTGTTGTAAAACCACCACTAAAGAAACCTTTATCTGCGTTACCTGCTGCGGCAAGAGCAGTTCTTGCCAAACTTAAGTTTGCACCAGATACTGCTGCTGTGGTCTCTGTTGAATAGTTGGTACGGTCTGCTGTGGCAACATTAGACCCTGTAGAACCACCACTAAAGAAACCTTTTGTCAGGAGTGTCTTATAATTATACGCAAGCCCAACAGAATAAAGGGGTCGCCATTTTTGACTGATACCATCATAATATAATGGTAAAGTCTGTGACCCATAAAGTTTAATATGGTTGGGAAACGCAAATCTGTTTTCTGCTGATGAACCTGCATCTTGGTTGAGAAGAACCATTGGTGCGGTGCCAGTATTTACAATCACAAAAACTTGACCGTTTGCGCCTGCAACCAATCCTGTGACGTTATATTCAACATTGACGTTACTATTAGCCGATGCACGCACCTCAAAGATACCTGTGGTGCCTGGTGTCCAATCATTCGTATTAGCAGAAATGACTGTTGATGTAACTGTGCCAGATAGAGTCAGTGATCTTGTTGTTAATGTATTACTTATTGTTGTATTACCAACTATATTTAATGTACCAACATATGTTGTTGTCGAATTAGCAAGAGCAGCATTTGCTTTATTAAAAGCAGCAATAGCAATTGTATTTGCTCCAGACACAGTAGCAGATGTAAAAGCATTGGCGCTTGTTCCTACAACACTATTTGCACCTGCTATTGTTGCCAGTAGATATGTATTAGCACCAACACCAACTGCTGTATTTGCACCTGCTATTGTTGCCAGTAGATATGTATTTGCACCTGCTATTGTTGCCAGTAGATATGTATTAGCACCAACACCAACTGCAGTATTAGCACCCATAATAACTGCTTTGAGATGATTATTTGCACCTGTTGTAATTAAATTAGAGTATGCATTTGCTCCATCACCAACAGCAGTATTAGCACCCGCTATTGTTGCCAGTATATATGTGTTAGTTCCGATACCTGTACTATAAGCTAAAACGTTTGCTGCATTAGCTTTATTATATGCATCTGTTACTTTTATTTCTTCTTCATTACCTTTGACAATAACTTGATTAGTTCGCACTCTCCATGCGTCAAAAGTATCTGTTAATGCTACATTAGATAGTGCTGGCATATTATTGATAATCCTTTTATTTTATTACTATTTATATACAGGCTTGGGGTATTTATTCTTTACTGCAATGCAAGCATCGATGCTTGCATTTGTTCATTATCGTTTTTTACAACACCGTCAGCACTTATCTTTTGACCTATATCAGCATTAAAAGGAACAAAATGTATATCACCATTTGGTGCTAATACACCACCAGTATAAGCATTAGATACTGTATAAACTAATGAATATGTACTAACAATATCAGTTGTGAATAGTTTACCTGCTTTGACACTTCTATTGACAATATCTGCAAAACCTCTCCAACCAGCACTCAGAACAGTACCAACAGAACTGTTATCTGCTTTAGGCATTACACCAAAAGTAGATTCTCTTACATCAGTTACAAAACTTGGAGATATAGTATAATTGTTAGCCAAATTATGCCACCTTAGCGACTAGTAGTGCATATTGATTTGCTGTAGGATTATCCACAAATGATATAACAAGATTATTTGCCGTTGTTTGTCTCATATCTGGATAAACAATATCACCAGTTGAATATTCTCTAACTGATGTTAAAAGCCAGAAAGAACTTAGATTGTGTGAAACATTGAATGCATTTGCTGACCCATTACCAACATTAGATGTAAATGTTGTTAAAGTATTTGCTTGATTAAAAGCAGCAATAGCAACAGAAGAATCAACAACAGTAGCAATGTTGGCAACGTTTGTCACAACATAATCATTTGAAGTTAAATCTTTTATCTGTGATGTTGCAACAGTAACACCACCACCAGCGCCACCAGTTGAATTGATAGTAATTGTATCATTAATAGCATCAGCACCAATACTGATATTATTACCTGCAATAAGTGTGACAACAGATTCAGAGCTACCTGCAACAACTAATGTACCATTAGCATTGATAGTACCAAAAGCATTTCCGCCCTGAGTGTTGAAAGGAAGAATAGTACCGTTAGCATGTTTATAAAATAACTTACCATCAGCATAGTTGATAGCCAACTCACCATTAGCCAAAACTGTTGGTTGGGCTGTTGGTGTTGATGATTTCTTAAGTGTGATTACTGTGTTAGCCATTAAAAATTATCTGTGTTCGAGGTGCTTGTATTAGATTTTTCTTCAACTTGAACATCTAATGTCTTCATGCTTTTCTTTTTTTTATTTTTAATTAAATTTGGATTCAACTTGTTAGTCAAATCTTCAATAATAATATCTTTTTCAACTATCATGTATTTCATTTCTAAAATTTGTCTGGTAAAAGTATCAATATGAGAGATTTTATTATTAAGTGCTGATATTTCATTTAATAGTTCTTGATTTCTTTTTACAAGTTTATGATAATCTTGCTCAATAGATTGATTAGAGCTTAAACGATTATTTATATCATTAATCATATTGTCTTTTTCAGCAACAACATCGCCAATTACTTTCAGTTGTGCCTTAAGTTGAAGTATCTGTGTGATGTTTTCATGTAACATTCCGACAGTAGAGTCTATATAAGCATTAACATATTTAGTTTGATCCATTATATAATTTACTCCTGTTTCTTCTTATATTGTCCACGTTTTTTACCTAGAATTGCATTTCTTAGTTTTTCTCTGGTTTCTTTTGACACTTTTTTCCTTTTTGTGTCGCACCAATTTTTCTTTTTGATTCTTCGGAAAAAGTGTATATTTCAGAACGCACCTCCATCCAACATTCCGAAGAATGGTCTACCGTTAGCACCAGTTTGTAAAAGATTTCCGTCAGAGCCTTGATCTGTAACTTTTATTGAATTTGTTCCATCGCCGTATAGTATGCCGTTTGCGGTGAAAGATGTTGCTCCTGTTCCACCATAAGGAACAGTAACTGTGCTACCATTCCACACACCTGTAGTCAGTGTGCCTACACCAGTAATACCAGTATAAGACCCTGTTATTCTACCAGATGGTACTGTACCAGTTGTTAGATAAGAGGCATTTGCAGCATTAGTATTTGCTGCGACACCAACAACATCTGCATAAGAATTTGCACCAGCACCTATAGCAGTGTTAGCACCTGCTATAGTTGCAGAAGTAAATGCGTTAGCACCTGTACCAACAGCAGTATTAGCACCTGCTATAGTAGTATAAACGTTATTGAATGTATTTGCTTTATCAAATGCTGCCGTAATCCAATTGATTGTATTTTGACCACCAAGATTTAGATTACTTGTTCTGATATCAGCATTTAAAACAGATAATGTAAAGTTATTACCAGTAGGATCAATGTTATTAGGATTAGGTTCCTGATCATATCGTTGAAATATATAGTACTCTTTTGTTAAATGATCTCTGAAAAATCCTGTGTGAACATTTGATCCTGTTGCATTTGCATAACGACCTACAAAACCAATATCGACAGTATCGGAAACATAATTATTTCCTGCCAAAAAAATTAAAGGATCAGAAACTCTTAATGTTTCTGTATCAATACTAAATGCATTACCTGAAACTGTTAAACTACCAGTAACAGATAAATTACCGGTAATTGTTTGTTGTTGTGCAGTTAATTTTACAAAAGTACCATTTGCATAATTATTTGCACCAGCACCAACAGCAGCATTGGCACCAGCAATAGTAGCAGAAGTAAAAGCATTAGCACCTGTACCCACAGCAGCATTGGCACCTGCTATTGTAGTATAGACATTATTGAATGTGTTTGCTTTATCGAATGCTGCTATTGATATTGTGTAAGCAGAATTTGATTTAGTGATATAATCAAAACCACCTATAGGTAGAACGCCTGTTCCATCAGATGTACCAATAAACAATGTATTAGAAACATATGAATATGCTGGTTCTGCAATTGAGAGAGAACTACCTGATGGCTGATTTGTTGTCGTCGATCTTTTTATTTGAATTAATGTATTTGACATTTAGATGATGCCTTTGTCTGTTATTTTTTTACAGTTATCAAAATGATACCTTTTCATACTGTTTTTTCTTCCAACAACATCACAATAAGTGCACTTAATCTTAGTATATTTCAGAAAGTTCCTCCGTTTAAAACAGACAATTCTTTGACAATAAATTTATCACTTGCCGAATCATAAACGATCGTATTATTATTGGCTAAATTAGATGCATTAACATCAACTAGTCCTCTTAAAGAATTGACAAGTGGTATTGAAGGTATTATACCAACAGTTCTTATTTCCGCTCTTTGAGGATTGTTTATAGAAACTCTATTTTTTGATGTTGAAACTACAGTTACTTTAACTGTCATATTGTTACCTAGTACAAGAAGGAGTTACAGTTATGATTCCTTCTAAAACACGTGATGTTTGATTGTTGGTGTCAAGTGTTTTCACATCAAACAGATATCTTCCTGGTTTGATGTTAGAAGTATTTGCAGCGGTCATTGACATTGTAATTTCACCATTTGCAACATTAGAAAGTGTACATGTTATATTAGCAGAAATATTAGCAGAATAATATGATCTTCTTATTTGTGAAGAAATAACATATCCAGACACATTGATAGGAGTATTAGTAACATCATCAGTTAGATTGATGATGTTATTGAAAGTTGTACCTTGATCTATATAAAGTTCTACGTATGCTGCCATTTTTTTTACCAATTGAATTTATTCTTATTTATATTTATGTTATACAATATTTCTTTGATGGGTGACATCTATAATTTAATCCTATGTCACTTGATAATTTTTGTAAACCCGTATACCAGATTTTATAGACCTCACTATCGCAATGTCTTTGCATATACGTATCACGATGACTGAAAAATACACATCTTGTTTTTCTTGTTTTCATCAATAAAGGATATTTGAGATCGTAGATATTTCTATTATATATTTCTAAGTAATTTTTCCAAAAATCTTCTTTGTTATTTGTTAGTCTACAAATATTACTCATAACATATGCTTGTTTTTTTACAATATCAGCACCTATATCAGTGGGTGCGAAATAAAAATTTTCTCGTGTGAGATTGTTCATCATATAACACGAAGCAAAATCTGTTATATCAGATTCCCAAAAATGTATATAAAAAGAGTCTTTTTCTGCTGTTAACATAGTTTTGGCAACACCCATGACATAGCAAGTATTTTTACTATTATCAATGGCCAGATGTTTTTGTATTTCATACCAAAAAAATAAATGAAAACTTTTGAAATAAGTTAGTTGATATGCCCAATCATCTCCAAATTTTTTTATCAAATCAAAATCATAAGGTCTGGTAAATAATTTAGTATAGTCAATAAATGTGATCTTAGTATTTGGAAGAAAAACAGAATTTAATAAAGAATTTGTATTTTCAAAAATTTCATCGTTATTGTTTTCAGTTGATCCTCTAAACATATCTTGCGAAAAAGCACCGACACAAACAATTTCGTCAATATGAATATTATTGTTGTAGAATGCTTCAAACATGTTTCGTGAATCAATACCACCAGAAAGAAACAAAATAACATATTCATAATTGTCTCTTATTTCTTGCGCACGTAGTTTATACAGATGATTTAATGATAATGGTGGTTCTACTTTCCAGTTGACTTTATCATAAAAAGTGTCTTCATAATATAATTTACATTGTTTACCACTCTTTATTGCTGATATATGATTGTCATAAACATTACCAGCATCATCATAAAAATGTATGTTCATTTTTTTCCTAATATTTCAAATAATAAACCTTTGATATCAGAGATATCTTTTCTCATCTCGTTTACTTCATTCTTCACTTCTTCGATCTGTCTGTCTTTTTTCTTTCTTGCTTTATATGCTCTGAGGGCATTATTATCTTTATTGATAAGAACACCCTCAGTAACTTTATATATTCCAGGTATTGCAGTTTTTTTTGCCATTAGTATAACAATCTATATTTTTTTATGATCAACTTTTCTTCCAAATTTATATTTCACATTTGTAGACATATTGTCCTAAGGTCTGCGACCCTTGGTACAATTGCAGAATTATCAGAAAGAATACCAATCTTGATGGCAAAGTTCTTGTAACCAGTGAAGGTAGTTACACCATCATTACCAAGATATTGAACTTCACCATTTGTACCGGTTAGATTTGCAGATGGGAACTTATATGTATATTCTATGAAGTCATTTTTGTTTGATTGTGAAGAATAAACAGCATCACCATCATTTACCTTTTCCATCTCTATCCAAGTTCTTTGTGCAAATGCTGTTCCTGTGTCTTCTGCATTTAGCAATCTTATCCAAACTTTGACATCTGTATTTGGTGGACGATAAGATGTAAGTATGACTTGCATATCTTCTGCATCTTGTCCCTCAGCAAGTGTTATTGTCTTAGAAATATACTTATTATATAGATAACCACCAGATGATAAATTCTCGTTATATGTATTTGAGTTGACAATATTATCAATGAGCAGTGTTTGTGTTTTTGCTAAATCAAACACAGGAGAAACATAGTCTGATGTGGAAGACATGGTCACTTGAACATTATTTGTATACTTATTTGTTGATCTTGAGTATAATGCCCTCTCATCACTGAATTGATAGTTATCGTTTGGATTTATATCAATATAGCTTCCAACAGTTCCTGTGTTTGAAACTGTTTGCATCTTGAAGTTTATTAAAGTGTTTCTGAAATCCAAGAAAGTTGGTTCAAAGTCTGCAACAGAATATCTAAACTTATCTATAACACCAATATTTGCTGTCACTCTGTTTTCAGATATTATTCTATCATTGACAGAGAATGAACCTGTTGAATCAGTAAATATTGTTAGTATTTCAGATGCTTTAGTTGTTGCTTTTTGAAGTTTCGCACTCTTGCGTGTAACAAACGAAGATATGTTTCCTGTAACACCTTTTGAAACACCATTAGCAAATTGTATTGTTATTGGTTCGCCCGAGATAAATCCTACATTGGCTACATTTGCATAAATGCTATCTGATGAAACAGAGATTACTGTTGCATTCACACTGGAGTTTGAACCAATGATTCTGTTAGTGACGTTTATAGTGCCACCAGATATGCCTGATAATGTAAGTTTATCACATGAGATGAAGTTTTGTCCATATTGTGTTATTGAACTTGAAACATCATTGAGTATAAACTTTTCTTTACCTCTATTGCCAATCGTGAATACACCATCTGTAGAAGCATCAAATGATGCTCTGTAAACTTTCATCGTAAGATCAATATCAGGAACCACGTCCCAAATCATGCCATTGTTAGTTGTATACATACGTCCAGTGTATGCACGAGATGTGACTTGATTACCCGTATTGATGTCAGTTTCACCAATTCTTGAAGCCCACAGATATAGATTAGCATTGCCTGCTGCAGGATGAATGATGAAAGCATAATATTTGCTCTTCTGCAAGAAAACGGGTGCTTTAAATGTTACTTTTAGAGGATTATCAATACCATTAGTTGATATAGGAATATCAGAATTGGCTATATGTACTTCCGAGAAAGGAACTTGATTGGGAATAATTTGTCCTGCACCGTTAGTTTCATAAATCTCGAACCATGCACCCAGTGTTGGATGTTTTGCTTGCACAAAAACATCAATAGAAGTTACAAAAATTCCTTCATCTGCTCCTGGTGCACTAACATTGAATGCATAAGCAAGACAGAACCATCCTGCCATTGGATCAATACATATAAGACTACCATAGCTGTCGGTGACCTGCGGATTACCACGAGTACAAAGCGGAAGAGAAACAGGTTCATCTATTATAATAGGAGTTTCTATCGTAGTAGCAGAGCTTCCTGCAACTTTTTGTGATAATGCTCTTGAATTTGTTATTTGTGATCTTGTAGAAAGAGTTGTCTCTTGTTTTACCTGAGATAGTCCTTCTGCAAAAAAATAACCTTTCGCATAAGAAGTGTTGTCAGCATCATTTGTGCCTGTTAGTGTATCAATTAAGTCAATTCTCTTTTGACCTGTTGTAAATCTTCTTTCTGTTCCCTCAGGTAATCTTAGTTTGAAATATAGATTACCTGTATCATTTGCATACAACGCATTTCCTTCTTTAGTAGAAATGCCTGTGATATATCTACCACCATAATATCTATTACCAGAGTCAAGAGTCTGACCAATACTGAAAGATGTATTACCCGTTAAAATTTGATACTCATTGAGTGTAAGTGGTGTTGACCAGTTGGACATACCTTTACCATCAAAGAATGGCCAGTGTTGTGCATATTGCTTTAGACCCTCAACCTTAATGATCAAGTCTTGCGGACGAATGTATGGTTGAATACTAACATCAATTACAGATTCACCTAATGATACTGTGTCTGTATCTGTTGCATTGTAATTCTGTACACCACTTCTCCTGTCATCGAATAGAGTTTCTACAGTAACAGAGCTTCCTGGTGGTTGTGATTGTGCAATGGCATTTGCAGCATCTAGTGTTGCATATGTACCAACCAATTCACTCTGATTTGTGCCTGCACCACGATATACTTTATAACCAGTGACATGTCTTTGCCATGCATTCCATGTTGTTGTGATACCAGCAGCATTTTCATCAAAAGGAATACTATTATTAACACCAGTAAATTCAACAGGAAAAGTTACAGTGTTATCAGGTGCAGTTTGAGTATCGACCCAAACATCTGTTTCTGGCAACAATGTCATCTGACCATTGAATCTGTATGTTGTTCTCTCTGTGTTTCTGTTTGTTGTCACAGAAGATAGATTCATATATTCGACTTCATCATAGTCAAGTGTGATAATATTACCAGTCTTAACAACATTAGTTCCTGTAAGATATTCATAATCAATAGATTCAATTGTATAGATTGGACGAATGCTCTTTTCGTCTGGATCAACAACAATACGATAGTCTGTATTATACGTTGCACCGAGTAAGTGATTTGCAAAAGTATCTACAAAGATGCCGTTCTTGAATCTGTCAAGTCCTGCATCATCAGGAATCTTAAGATCGATAGCAGCCTTTTCGAGCAATGAAAGTGAAGCATAATATTCAAGATTTGCAACTCTTTGCTTGATTGCTGCAATATCTTTCATTGTTGATCTTACAACAGCAGTCTTTTTGATTGTGCTGGAAAGATCACGTCTTCCAATAATATTAGAATAAAAAGGAGAAATTGATGGATATGGTGAAACATACATCGAACCTAAAGTCATTGCTTTAGTATCTTTTGATAATGATGGTGTCACTGGATTTTCATCAGGAATACCTTCTATTGTAGAAACAGCGCCGTTGGTATTGATGATAATAAGGTCTCGTCTTGCAAGATAATATTCATAATCAAAAGATATTTGTGAATATGCAGCAGGCAATCTCATACCATTAACATCATATTGATATGTTGTAGTTGTTGCAGGATTAACACTTGCACCAGAAACTGTTGTAGAATCTGTTGCTGTTATGCTCTTTAGAGGACGAAAATCAATGAAGTTTCTCAGATCATATTGATTGCCTGTTGTTGGTGACTTATAAATTGGCAGTTCAGCAGTCTTGATCGTTGTTGATGATGTAATAGAATCATTGACAGGATACGAATCTATTGAAAAGAATCCTTGTCCTGAAGTATAGCTTGTAGGCTCAAAATAATCTAGTCTGACCAGTAGATGACCGCTAGTGTCTCCTGATCTTGGAGCAATAGTAGCATGATCATAAAATAAATCTCTCTGTCCATTATCGAACACAAATGAAGATGTTACATCTGTTCCTTGTGTATTTGAAGTAAATACAGATGTATCTCTTCTGATTTCTTTTATTTTATAAACATCAGGAATACCCAATGAGAATGGTCCGTTTGAAGTGTTAGCAACATTATTGGCAACATTGATTGCAACAAATCTATCTGGTTTGAGTGTTTTATTGATTTGCTCAGAACTTGTAGAAGAAACACGATATGTCACTGTAGCAGGAACTAGACCCCATAGTGATTCTTTTAGATCAAAAGAAAGTTGTGTTGCTGCTGTTGATGTTACTGTTCTTATTGCACCAGCAGTTGCACCTTTTATTGTCAGATCGATAATATCGCCTGTCTTATATACTTTCGTGTATCCATTTCCAGCAATTGTTTGTCCTGGTGTAATGTTTGATGATACTGTCAGTGAAGTCGCAGAACCGATATTTTCAATATAATATGTTTCGGATATCCCATTAATTTGAATCTTATCACCAACATTTAATCTATCAAAGTTTGTTCCTGAACCTGCTAGTGATCTTCCTGTATTTGAAGTTATCGTTCCTGCCAATGTTACGTTTGAATCTGCACTAACTGAAATTGTGATTTCTCTTTTTTGTGTAGCAGATAGTGTAGATGATCCATAAGGAAAATCATCAGCACCAGCAGGAAGTGCAACAGTAAACGTACCAGATGCAACATTTGATACTGTCGTTGTTTTTTTGTATGTAAATGTTGTATCAGATGATCCTGAAGGTTTAAGTGTTTTTACATATTTTGATCCAACAGAGTAAAGTAGAGGAAGATCAGAAACTTCATTAAGAACAGCAGCATTTGATGAATTAAGAACAATGTCTGCACCCATATCTGCTGTAGATGCATTATCAAAATATATGTTCTTAACATTAGAGAATGTGTTTGAACCAATCATATTAATATCAGAAAGATATATGTCAAATGTCGCAGATGGTGTTCCCATTGTACCAGTATTGTGATCAAGTGTTACAAGAGTTGCTTCACCAATCTTATTGCCTGTTTGTGATACTGTTGACCATGCCTTATTAGTTAATCTTGCTTGTGATGTGTCATATAGCGACAATCTAACACCGATATCATGTGTCCATGATCCAGTGAATTCTTTAACAGTCACATATGAACCAATTGAAGCAGATGTAAGTTGTGAATTAATAGTTTCAAAGTTTGTTGATTTACGAACATTAATTCTATTTTGTGTTAAAAATTCTCTCTCATAACCCTGTACATAGAACAGTCCAGAAGAAACATCAACAGTCAGTAGTTGTGAATTGCCACCGTTAGCTGATGAATATATACCACCATTTGTAGCATCTTTGATATTTTCGTGAACAGAGAGATTAAGTCCTCTGACGAAATAATCACCAGATTCGTCATATGTTCTCTTAGCTAGTTCATCTGCTAATATATTATATTCACTTCTTTCATTATTAGTAACAATAACACCATCGTCTATTGTAAAAAGATTTACAAAGTTTGGAGAACCGACAGGATCAGAGAATTCTACAACAGTTAGTTCTGGATCAAGTTTAAGTCTATCTGCTCCTGGTGCAGAATAGTTTGATGATTCAAGTGCAGGATCAAGTAGACTTGCGTCATCTGTTGATCTGACAATAGTTTCTTTAATATTAAATCCGACTTTACACGTTGGATTTGAATTGTATCTATCTAGAACAATTGTTTGTGTTGGAAAATATATGAAATGTTGTTTGGCAAAAATAACACCTTCAGAGATTCTGAATGCTGATCCTGTTCCTGTTGCATTATTAGAAACAACAATAAGTGTGCCTGCATTACACGTTAAAGTTTCTCCGGGCTGAAAAGTCTTAATTGACGTATTTGAATTAGAGACACCAAGATAATCCACATATATTGTTTTTGTGTTTGATGTTGTCTCTGTTCCATCAGCAACAATACTGATTTCTGCTCTGATATTAGTAGTATTGCCAGTGATAGTTTGATCAAGAAAGTCATTAATGTTTATTGTAGTATTTGAAGTATCAACGTCACGTACTTTAACATATTTTACAGGACCGCTTGTTGAAACTGTAGAATATAAATCAAATTTGCCTGGGATAACAATGCTTCCCTCTTTAAACACATGCTTACCAAATCGATCAAGTTGACTTTGAAGAATTGTTTGTGATTGTGTCAGTTCTCTTGCTTGAACAGCATAACCTGGACGATAAAGAATGCGATAAAAATTCTTAGCATCATCATAATCATCATGGTATGGTGCAACACTTAGGTCTGTAGTTAATCTTGAGTTTGCAAGTAAATCGCTATAGATTGTATTTGCCATTTTTATTCTTTTTCCTCTAATACTTCAATACGATTTGAAAATCTTCAATTTGATCGTTTGATCTAACAACAGGTTTTATGTTGTCAACATACAGTATTCTACCAGAATATTTTTTTAATAAACCATCTGTTTTCGATGTTGTTACTTTAACCACAAAACTTGTCAAACCAATCAATGATTGTTGTAGTGTTAATGTTCCTGTATTATTTATAAGCAAAAGTTTACTTGTAACAGAATTCCAAGAAACAACACGACCAGTAAATGTTGCCGTTCCTAAACTTGCACCCTGATAAACAATTTCATCTTCTGAATAATTGCCCACACCATCACAAATTACTGATGTTGCCTGAACAAATGCAATATTAGTGGCTACATTTGTTGTCAAATTAATGTATGGGTCTTTGAGTATTGCGATTTGTCTATAATCATTTGTTGTTGGTAATATGCCCTCTTCATCATAACGAAGTTTTGCATCTATGATTACATTCTTACCACCAAGTTCATAAACAGGATCAGAACCATGACCACCAAGAGGTGATATGATTGCTTTAGCAGTTGCATTGGAACCAGCACCTGCATCTGTTATAGTAACAGTTGCATGAGTATAACCTGTTCCACTATCTGTTATATTAATTGTTGAAATAGTATTTGATATTGAATTAATTGTTGCTTCTGCTGCTGCTGAGGTACCGTCGCCTGATATCGATACAACAATATTTGAAACGTTACTATAATTGTTTCCACTATTTGTGACAAAAATTGTATTAATTGAACCATCGATAGCATTTTCTTGAACCTGCCATTGCAGTGATCCATCATCTGTTGTGAGTGTTTTAACGGGAATGTATTCAGAAGTTACAAATCGTATTTTTTCAGCATCAGATAGTGTATACATATATTTCCAAGAGTAACCATCACCTGTTGTGCTAACAATTTCTGGATTTACAGATGTTGGTTCAGATGTAGAAATTTTTCCATTATTATTTGAAATGCATTTATATACAGAGTAAGAAGAATTCATGATATAGAATTTTGTGTTTGTATCAAATAAGTCAGAACGCATATGATCGTAGGCATCGTAGTTTGTACCAGATGTCCAATTTATTCTAGGTATTGCAAGAGATATATCACCACCTAATATTCTTTTACCTCCTATCATATTATTCCACACTTCATATACAGTAGCAATTGATGTATTAGATACGTTAGGAGAAGCATCATTTACCCATGCATCTGTTTTACCAAACACAAGAAATAGTTTGGTGTTGGGTGATGGTTCGGAGACAGATTCTTTTAATTGTTCAGCATTATTGATTCGTAAATCAATAAAGGTAGAAGATGACATGAATTAATCCCTTGTCTAAGTCTGTTATTTATTATTGATATATACCAACAATGACATTTCCTGTTGTACTATTTTGATATGAAATAGACACATTGAAAGTTGCAGCAACAGAGTTTGATCCATTTGCAGTTATTATTGGAACTCTTGTGAATGACATTCCTGGTTCATTCAATGTAACAGATACTATTGATCCATTTGCATTTGTTGTATATGTTCCATTTGCGCCTATACCATTACCTGTTATTACAAGATAACTGTTCGAATTATATAGTTGTCCTGCGTTATTAATTGTTATATTAGAAATATTTGATGTTTGAATTACTGTAAAGAAGTTTGTTTGTGCGTTAGAAATCATATAGATACCATTTCTAACATTACTATATCCGCCTGAAGTGAATTCAAGAGTAACGTTGCTGTTTTGAGATAAACCATGTGTTGTGTAAGATACATTTATTGTATTTCCTGTTTTCACATATGTTTTATCTACTGCTGTTCTTCTTAGAGAATCTATTGCAGTTGTTGATGTTTGTGTCGCTACTTTCTTATATGTTACTTCACCCCAAAGTTTTAGTCCTGATGGATGAATAAGATTCTTGACTGCATCACGATATGATGATATATTTTTATTGCTACGTATGACATAAGAGAAGTTTTGATAATAATCACGATCCTGTAGAAAATTATAAGAACTGATATGTCCGTCATCATTAAGATATCTACCAGGGTAAGTATAGACACCAGAAAGAGTTGTTACTGATGCTTGTGCTGTTCCATCACCAGAACCAGAAAGATCGATTGTTGTATTACTTTCATATCCAGATCCACGATTTTGTATAACGACTCTCTGTATTGAACCAATAGAAGAAGATATTGATATAAGTTCTGCGCCAGAACTTAGAATACTCTTTACAATAATATTAGCACCAGTGCCTGTAGTTGTTAAAACATTAGCACGTGGCAAATAAGTATCACTATATCCAGAACCACCTACAGTATGTCCAGGCAATGGTTTAAATTTCACAGATGTGATGCTACCAGATGCATTAACACTCACAACATTTCCTACTGCACCTGTACCATAATTACCAGGAACATTGATAAATTCAATAGTATCACCAGCAGTATAACTCATACCACCATTAACAATTTCCATTCTTCCTAAAATACCCAAAGAATAAATTACAGTATTTGCTTCTACTGCTAGTGCTGGATTTGATGAATATCCTGCTCCTGGTGTTATGACCAAGACTTGTGTGACTGGACCTGTATTTGAATATGTCCAAAAACTGACAGCATTTGCTATTGTAACATTGGCATTAGAAGAACTTAGATTACTATAGACAGCATTATTGATAGGTGTGTTTGCTTCTAATGAGATAGTGCTAGATACGATATTATATGAATTAGGATGAATACTTTCAGTAAGACTAATAGATAAAACGTTTGCAGATGCTCCACTACCACCACCACCAGTAATTGATACATTAGCACCTTTTCTGTATCCTGCACCACCGTTAACAACTGAAATAGATGCTATGTTTCCTGTTGATACTGATGAAATAGTAGCAATAGCACCTGTGCCGGTATTACTTACTATAATAACAGGATTGCCAATCTGATATCCTGTACCAGCATTTGTTATTGTTATGCTGTTGATGATTCCACCAAAAGTATTGGAACTCAGATATTCTGTATCTTTTAATGAATAAATTTCTTCATTGTTCAAGAATGATCTGTTGATTGAAGAAAGAATTAATTCATCAATTTGTGTGCCCTTCTCAAAATATCTATCAACACTTTCAACTGTGGCTGATGCTTGACTTGTTTTGCCTGTAACTCTGGTGCCAATAAATTTCTCTAAAGCAGTGAACATAGAGTTTGAAACATTAGCAACTTTGGTATCTGTTACTCTCAACGATCTCTGTATATTCCATTTACCATCAGAAGCCCTAAGAACATCTTTTTTGGGATAATAGAACTCAATTTCTTCATTATAAAGAATACGCATCAAAAACTGTGTTGCTTTTTCTGTACCCTTAGCACGATAGAAATCTTTGATATTTTTGATTAGAAGATTCTTGTCAACCTGAACATCTTTTGGTATGTAGGGCATAAATGTTTCATACAGCTTCAGTGCATATTGATCTTCTGTTAGATCAACATCTCTATATGTTCTTATGTTCTTTGCTACATTAACAGTTTTATTTGATTGCTCTAGATACTCATAGTATGCTTCTAAAAACAGAATAAAATTAGGATTCTCGTTCCTTACGAAAAACGGAAGTTGTGATGCTATGAGATTGCTTATTCTGTTATTGCTATACATTATTCAGCCAATGCTGTAAGTTGAATGCTGCGTGCATCAGATGTGTCAATACTTAGTATACGATTTCTAAGTGTAAAAATAATTTCATTTTCTGCTGATACTGTGAATGTTAGATATCCATCCTCATAGAAATCATTCTCTATGACATTTGTTGTTCTCAGACTATTAATTGTAATTATTCCAGAATCATAATCGATTGTGCCAAAGTTAGAATTGACGATAACTTTCTCACGATTTGTCTTATAGTAGAAAGATCGCAATGTTCCCTTTCTTGATTGAAGTATTGGTCTTACCGATGCACCAACACCTTCTCCACCAGAAAGTTCAATAACAGCAGATGAATAGTTTTGTCCTGGATTTGTCACTGTTATTTTTTGTATTTTACCACCAACGACCTGTGCTGTTGCTGTCGCACCAGAACCATCTCCTATTATTGTAACTGTAGGTGCTGATGTGTAATTGATTCCACCATTAACGATTTCAACACCGTCGATACCTGTATTAATAACAGGAGTTTCTTCAGCGAATACATTTCGTGCAACACCAGCAGAATCAAAAACAGTTATCTCAGGATAAGTATGAAGAATATTATCTGTGAATAGTGTCTTAGCAAGAGGCATATTGAAATTGATTGTATATGTTCTTGTTCTGAGAGTATCAATCAACACACGCTTTTGAACTAGGACGTCAATATCTGAACCTGTTATTGATCGTTCTGCATTTTCAATAAACGATTGTAGTTTAGACTTACGAAAAACAGAATTGAATTGATTCAGATCATCATCAGAATAATCTTCTGTTGCTGCTTTTGATATCTGCTGAATTTCGTCTGCACTTAATGATGTGAGTTTTGAATCATAGAACACTTTTCCTCTTATGATGATATAAGTGAAATCAGGATCAATGATTTCTGGTGTGACTGTGAGGACATTTCTCTTTTGTATAAGTTCTTGTTTAATTGTTTCTTTTTCTAGATTTGTTAATTGATAATTTCCTCTTGTCTTTAGTGATATGAAAACTTTACCATATACTACAGGATCATTATCTTCACCACCCCATACAGATACTGCTTCAATATTATTGTAATCTTTAAGAAGTAATGTTTCATAATCATTCTTAGTAACAGCACGATTCTGTGTTGTATAGAAATATGGAGCACGGAATCTTACTTGTTCAATGCCTTCTTTATCAATACCACCATAAGAACCTGTTGTTGATGATACTATAATATTATCAGTATAACCACCTATATCTTGGGTAAATACGAATCTTGAAATATTATTAGTAACTGCTCCAGAATTATCTAGGTATGTGCAAATGATGATATTACCATTTTTAGGTTTTTTGCCTATAACATCATCACCAAAATAGAATGTATAATTTTGTTTCTCATTTTCTTCAATGAAATACACGGATGAATTTGATGTGATCTCAGTAATGTCTTCGACAAGATTGTATATTGTCGTATCAGTATTAGATGATGATTCTTGCACATCTATGACGATAGTTTCAGTATCAACATTCGCTGATGGTATTTCAAATCTTCTTGTTTCATTACCAGAGTCCATCAGGTATTGTAGTGTGATAACTTCACCCTGTTTAATGTTTACATTAGAAAAACTAAATGTACCAGTGTTCTTTGATATAGTATTGGAATAAAGAGTAATGAAAGGATAATTAACACCATCTTTATCTGTGCCGAGTAGACGTGTATATTTGTTTAGTGTTAATGATGTGGATGTATTATCTTCAGCATTAGATGGTGTTACTTTAATATTTACTTTAGCAAGAGCACCCTGTGAGCTTCCTGGTACATAGTTCATTAATTTAGCGTGAGAGATGATTGATTCTCTAAGTTGTGCAGTATCAAGAAACATCTCATTACCTACCATATTCAGATAATATGACATATAATGAGTATTATATGCAAGAATATCCAGAAGAACAGACATACCAGAACCTTCAAAGTCAAAATCAGAAAAAGAATTTTGTGATCTTAGATAGTTCTTTAGGTTTTCTTTGATTTCAAGAAAATCAAGTTCTGAAACTCTTAAGGCTGCTTTTTCTGTAGACATTTAGTTTATTGCCTCTTTTGTTTTCTTCATATGCCATTCTGATTTTTTCATAGATTCACGCATTTTTTGTTTTGTTTCTTCTGATACAGGTCTACCATAATATTTTTTGTGTTTTTTGCCTGTCATAGATTCACTCATTTTTTGTTTTGTTTCTTTTGTGTGTTTTTTACCTAACCATGGTTTTGTATTATTATCTCTCATTCTTTGTTTTGTTATCTCATTTCTCTTTTTACCAACATTAGAAATTTTCATTTTTTCTCTAGTTTCTGGTAATATTGTTTTATTTTTATGTGATTTTGACATCTTTTGTCTTGTTTCTTTGGTATGTCCAGCACAAAAAAACTTCCCATCACCATTGTTCATATTATAGAATTGTTCGTTCAATGCCGCATTAGATGATTTTAAAATTTCAGCTTCTAATTTTCTTATATCTTTTAAACAACCTTCAGCTATGATTTGTCTGGAAAAATCATCTGGTCTCTTTTTGTATTCTTCAAGCATAATTTTAGAAGAACATATATAGCCATCATCTAAAGAACCCTTATGTGAACCAACATATAGTTTGTTTGTTCTATGATCAGTCCAACAATAAACAAATGCTTCTGTCATTTTTATCTAAGTCTTTCCAGGAAGAGTGAAATTACTGCTGGTGCACCAGTATTTATTAATGAAAAAGTCAATCTAACATTATAGCCATTATCGTCAGGATTAACAGAAACAATTACACCGTCTGTTTGATCATCTGCTAATTTCACTCTTGGTTCAAAGTTAGTAATTACTTCAATGATAGCGTCTTTAAGGAATGTAGCAGTAAATGGATTAATATTATCAAATAGAATCTTCTGTGCATTAGAACCTATTCCAGGTCTGAAAGGTCTATCATAATAATTAGTCATTATTAGATTTCTGATTGATCTTTTGATAGCATCAAGACCTGTTTTCTTAACAACATCGCCTGTAGTAGGATGTGCTAAGAAATCAAGGTCTAGGTCCGAATAATCTTTTTTTCTTGTAACTTTTTGTACTGTCATCTACTTATTTATGCTCGCGCTGATGGTTCTGTTGTTGTTGAGCCTTCAGGTCTACTTGTCCAGACAGCTTGTGGTTGTTTTGCTTGACCGGAATTGATATAAACTTTACCGTCTTTTATTGCAATTTGTCCACTACCACCAATCATATGTACTTCACTACCTTTTACAGCAACTTCTTTAGATGCTTGCATAACAGCAGCACCAGCAGAAGCATTCATACCAACAGAACCTTCTTTAGATGAAAGAGTAGCTGAACCTACAGCTGAAACAGTTGCAGGTCCATCTGTTGCTTGTATCAAAGCAGATTTTGTTTTTGCTGTAAATGATTGTGCTGCTATGTCAAAATGTTCTCCGGCAGTAACAGAAACAGATTTAGCTGTTGTTACAGACTTGCCTTTCACGCTATTTTCATCATCACCATTTGTTGTTGTTCTTCTACTACCCTCAGTCTTATAGCTAGAATCACCACGAACTGTAGTATCTTGTGCACCTGTAACTAATGATCTATGCTGTCCGAAAGTAGTATCTGTTTTACCTTTTGATGCAACAGTCTGTATTCCACCATTAGGTAAAAATTGAATCATAGATCCTGATCTATGTTGCATAGAAATAGATTCATTTCCTTTTGTGTCATCAACTCTTAAAGGAATGTTGCCTGTTCTGGTTTGCCATACAAAATAGTTTGGATATAGACCACCAGATTTATTAGCATCTGGTGGTTGCGGCCATTTTGGTGGCGTCTTTTTTCTATTATTTTGGCCATCATTGCCATATTTTTTTGCCATCTATTTCTCCTTATTCAAATGGCCATGATCCAGATTTATTATTCTTATGTTCTTTATCTAATTTTTGTTTTGCTACTTGTGCAATTTGTGTAAGAACAGAAGCTCTAATGTTATTAGGTATTCTATTAAATAACTGACTCATAATACCAGATGCATCTCCAAATAGAAACTTTTTACCAGCTTCTGCGGAACTCATCAATCCTTGTATAGCCTGCATAGCTTGTTGCAAATTCTGTGATGATTTCTTACTCTGACTAATATTACCATTCGTATCCATTGTCATCGTCATTGGACCATATGGACCTTCTGTTTCATACTCATATACAGGTAAGTATACATTTACTTGAGCATTATTAAAGTCTTCTTCTATTCTAGGAAATACTGTTATTGTATTTGATGTTTGATCTGAAGTTACTACAACGTATGTTTGACTTGCTATATTTAGACTATAACCTTCATCAAAAAAATGTATAGAATTATCTACTATGTCAGATAAGATGATATTAGATACTTCTGTGTCTTCATCTGTAACAATAATAGGAACACTATTTGATGTTAATCCAGTGTATGCTTGCTTTGCATATTGTTCCATTCCTCTCAATGTCTCATCATACTGAAGTCTATGAATAGCATCTATCAGATCACTAATGTTATCAACTTGAGAAAGCAAATCAATCATATTCTGTGTAAATACTTCTGGATTGATTCTATCAGATGAAACATAATCTGTTCCATTTGAAATGTTATCGCCCATGAGCAACATCATATTATCTAATCCTTGAACTAGATTAGGAGACATGTTTTTTGTTGATTGTTTTCTTTGATTGTTTGATAAGCCTTTGAATATTGAAGCAATACTCATTATGCTGCCTGGAAGTTGTCCAAGAGCACCTGCGTTAGGTATATTAGCAAAGTTCTGTAAAGCAGTTTCAATATTTTTAACTTCTTTGAGTAATTGACCTGCCATAGGATGCCAGGCAGCATGTGTTGCTAATCCCTTTGTTAGAGAATGCATCCATTCTTGGCCTTTTTCTTGCATTTCTCTAACAAGAGCACCATCAACCATTCTTTCAACTACTTGAGGTTTAATTCTTTTCTGTGTTGATTTCTGTGATACTAGATTGAGAATATCATATAAACCAAAATTACCTCCGACATTTTCTGAAGAATTTTCTTCTGTGATCATACCCACAACTGTTCTACTGGCAGGATCACCCCTGTTAGCGGAAACAATAACAGTTGTTCCTTGTTCTGGCGGTGCACAAAATTGCTCTAGTTGAGGTTGACTTGCATTTCTTTCCGTTCCAACATGAGGCAACATATCAGGCGTAATCTCAGAACTATGTCTAAGAGGATCATGAACTTTTAAAAGTGAAAGTTTCTTTTGATCAGGATCATTGATATCTCCACCAACTACGATACAATATGACTTTTCGCCCGGAAAATTAGATGGTAATGACATTATTTTATATTCTCCTACGTTATTTGTTTCACACTAAACCGGCACCTACAGTACGACTCACACAGTCCATTGTTATTGTTGCTGGTTGTCTTCTCTTTAGATGATGTTTTAGATGAACAATCAAATAATCACCAGAACCATAATTCAATGTTGTTCCTGTTTCATCTCTCTTATTAGGAAGATTTAGTTTGATAATCTTTCCAACATTGAGTGTAGGAATCCAAGGCACCATTATTCTTAATGCAATCTTATTTTGCTCTAATAAAGCCATTCTTGCTTGTCTTTTATGAACATATAGATGAGCATAATCAGGACAAGCGTTTTGTTGTTTTGCAGATCCCTCATTAGACATTGCAAGTTTAGGTAATCCACTACCTATACCACAACCTACAGCTGTTGAACCAAACTTATTAAACATCTTCATAATAGGGTTGAATGTAAACAAAGTATTAAGATTTTGACCATTTGTTCCTACACCATTCAATACATCAGATAATAAGTCAAAATCACATGGAAAGTTGTGTGTCAAAATAGAATATGGATATGCTTGTCCTGACAATGATCCTGTTTCTTGAAATGTGTATTCTGCTACTGCTGATTGTTTCGTTAATGAATTTAAAGATCGAAAATGATGTGTACCAAAGTTTTGATATGTCATATAATGAAGAAAAGAAGGATCATTACCACCAGCTAAAGCTACATTTGCTTGTTGTGCTACAATCTGAAATGGTCTAATATTCTCGGCAATGTAATCTCTTGCAGGATCAGCTGACTCAACATCCAGACTTTTAGCTCCAATACATGTAGATAAAACGTCACGTACTACAGAAGATGGCTTGATACATTTCCACATCTTACTCACAAGTGTTGCAGCATCATCAAGTAATGTCTGATCACAAGCATGTATTATAAATTCTTCAGTATTATTGTTAATAAATTTTCTATCATCAAGTCTGTATGTTGTTTGTGCTACACTCATTGTTCTAGGTAAATCAAATCTCTGTAGTATTGGTTTATCTATCTCGATACTCATGATTGTGTCTTTATATTCATCTAGATTCTTAACAGGCAGTTCATGTATTGAACTATGAACACGAACAGAAGTTTGTAATCCAGGAGTCAATAAACTTTCACCTAGAATTACTTCTTCAACTGATGTTTGCTGTGTTAAACTGTCTGAAACACCACTAAAACCAACATCAAAATTCGTATGAATATCTACATCTTCATCTGACATTATATTAATCTTCTAATAAAAGGTTGACGAGTTTGTGTTAGATTATCTAGCTCACGAATAATCTGTGCATAATACTCAGGCTTGATAATCTTGATTGCTCTTTTCTTCTCATTCAATTGTTCTTCATAATCATAGTTTGTTATTCTATCTCTTTTTGTAATTTCAATGACTGTTTTCCCAGAACCCATATTAATTGTGTCTACATCTTGTGTTTCTGGTAAACTATTATATGTGTCATAAGGAACTGTTGTATCATACATTGAATTAGCTATATTAGACTGATTAATAACGAATCTTGTCTCAACAACTGTTCGTGATAATGATTCTTCACGAGTAACAACTTTCTCATAATGATGATATGTTGTTTGAGCGTTTGTTATTGAACCATATTTTTTGTTTATGTAATTATTAAAATCATTATACTTCAACGGCCAATCATACTGGGGATCAACAATATCATTTGCCATCAATATAAGCCAATGTGCTTCAGGATTCCCATACACCTTATCTGCTAAAATTTCTGGTGTGTCATCATCTTTGACTAAGTATTCATAGTATGCAGAAATATTTCCTAGAACTTCCCTAAGTATTCTGGTTCTGAAAAAGATATTAGTAACAGACTGATAGTTAGTGAATCTCTTACCAGCTATGTCATATGAGATTCTAGGAAACTTTGTGAAAAACTGTGCCATTATTAAAAGCCCTGCAAAATTCTCTTTTTTGAAACCGGTTCTAATTCACGGAATCCCATGCTCAATCTAGCTGCTACAGGATGTCCATTTCTGAATGTAGAATAGACACCTGTTGGTGCATAGTCTACTTCTATTCTTTCTAAGACACATGTATTAATTCTAAGAATATTCATATTCTCAACACCTTTGTTGAAAAATGTAATATCAAACTCTGCAGGAGGTATCCAGAACAGAGAAAATACATCAGATATTTCAGGTGCACCATGGAATCTAAGTGTTTTGATAATAGATTTCATGCTAATTGATTCTTGTTCGTTTCGTGGTGCCATTAGAACTTCAAGAGTAAACTGTCTGACAAGAGTATTAGCAAATAAAATTTCGACAGCGGGATTGATTGGCGATTGTAATACTTTACTTACTGTTGATAAACCTTGACCTGTAGCATCACTAATTCTTTTTGCATTACTTCCAATATTAATAGCTTTATTGATTGCTTGTGTTGCTGCACCTGTCGCAGCAAATATTGCAGAGATGCCAATTGATCCTAATTTGCCTGCTAAAGCTGACATTGAAATTTCTTCATATGCATTATGTGTGTTGAATATAAGCGGCGATGGCATATGAAGTGCAACTGATTCTGCTATTCTTCGTGTTCTTCTGGGTATAGATACAAAACCTCGATCACCAGCTTGTGTTCCACCAAATTGAATAGGATATAAACTACCTGTTGCACCATATCGCAATTTATCGACTTTAGATATATCGCTTTCATTTAATGTTGTAAATTGATTTGTATATTGTCCTGCTGGTGGTCCAACTTTTCCTAAAAAACCTTTAGTTGGCACATTCATATTAATGACCATATAATGTCCATTATCATCCATACCAAGGTCATTAGGAAAAACTAAATAACGAAAGTCATATCTACTTTGACCAAGATCAACAGGTTCTGTTCCTGTGTTTTCTTGTTCTTGCCGCTGATTTGAATTAGGATTTACATTAAATGGCATTTATTCCTCTTAGATATAGTATAACAATAGTATTTATATGACAAACACAAAGACATACAAAGGTAAATTTGTTCCTAAGAATCCAAAGAAATACAAAGGAGATTCTACAAACATCATCTTTCGTTCTCTTTGGGAAAGAAAAGTAATGGTATGGCTTGATGAGAATCAAAACATAATAGAATGGTCATCAGAAGAAATAGCTATACCGTATATATCACCCATCGACGGACGAAAACGCCGGTACTTTCCTGATTTTGTTGTCAAAGCTACAATGCCAGATGGATCAATCAAAACACTTATACTAGAAGTCAAACCACTAGCACAAACAAAAGAACCTAGTAAACAAACTAAAAGAACAAAAAGATATATTACGGAAGTAACAACATGGGCAGTAAATCAGCAAAAATGGAAGATGGCTGAAGAATATTGTTTAGATCGTGGTTGGCAATTCAAAATTATAACGGAAAAAGAATTAGGAATAAAGTATAAATAATAATATGGCAAACAAACAAAAAGAAGCTGTTGACTGGTGGATTGGCCGAGCCAGGACAGTTGCTGGATATCGAAGAAATCTTCTTAATAGTGCAGAACGATCTAGAGGATCAACTGTAATTGGTAAGATGTTTTTCTTTGAGTATGATCCTAAACACAAAGCAAAATTACCCATCTATGATAGATTTCCTCTAGTATTTCCTATTGAGAGATATTCAGATGGGTTTCTAGGCCTGAATTTACACTATTTAGGTGTATCACAAAGAGTTGCTATATTGGGTAAATTATCGGAGTTTGCTAACAACAATAAAATGAATGAAAAGACAAGACTCAGATTATCATATGATTTGTTATCAAGAACAAAATACTTAGGAACAGTTTTGCCATGTATCAAGAGATATTTGACTGGTCATGTTCGAAGTGATTTTATAGAAATAACAGCAGATGAATGGGAAAAAGTTGCACAATTGCCTGTTCAAGTATTCATAACAAAGGCGTAAAATAGATGGCAGATTTTCCAATAGCAAATGCTCCTAGAAATTTAACTATGTTAGATTTCCGTGCTATTGCTGATGACTATGGTGGTTTACTTAAGTCAAGTAAGTTTGCTGTGCAAATAAGACCTGTCGGAGAATATATTATCAACTATGCTGCATTCTGCCGTGACTTCACATATTTGTGTGAAATAGCTGAAATGCCCGGTAGAGGCTTTATGAATCTTGATGTTCGTTATTATGGTCCTAGTCACAAATTACCATTCCAGACATCTTATGAAGACATCAATCTAACATTCTTATGTAGAACAGAGTCAATAGAACGTCAGTTTTTTGATGACTGGATGCTCGTAATTAATCCAATCAATTCTTTTGATTTCAATTATCGTGATCAATATCGTTCTGAAATTGACATCTTTCAATTTGGTGATTACTCAGAAGAAGACGATGATGATGCACCAACAGCACAATACTATATCACTCTACATAATGCATATCCTATTCTTGTTAATCCACAGCCTATGACATGGGGAGATGATCAATTTCAAAGATTAATCGTATCGTTTACATATACACATTGGAGCAGAAGAGGATATGATCCTAGACCTGGTTGGTCACAATTAGTTGAAGGAAGACCAAATCAAAGATTGCCTATATCAAGATAAAAGGATGAAATAAATTATGGCATTACCAAAAATTGACTTACCTGTTTATGAATTGAAACTGCCGTCGAATAATAAACAAGTAAAGATTAGACCATTTCTAGTAAAAGAAGAAAAGCTTCTTCTAATGGCAGTAGAATCAGATGATGAAGCAGAGATTATCAATACAACAAAACAAGTGATAAACAATTGTTTGATTGATTCTGACGTTAATATTGAAACACTACCGTTCTTTGATGTTGATTACTTATTCATAGCATTAAGAGCTAAGTCTGTAGGTGAATCTATAGAAGTTAAGTTTACTTGCAATAACTTTGTGAATGATTCTATATGTGGTCATGTTTTTCCTGCAAAGATTGATATTGCTAACTGTCAAATCTCAAAAGATGATACAATCAAGAATATTGTAGACATAGGTAAAAACATCAATATCAAGATGAAATATCCAAACTATACGGCAATGAAGAAGATTCTGGACAATGATAATGTTTTGAATAAACAATTAGACATCATTGCTAGTTGTGTAGAACAAATTATTGATGGTGATAAGATTCATACATCTAAAGATTTTACAAGAGAAGAATTGATAGCATTCCTTGAGGAATTGACAAAAGAACAATATGTAAAGCTGGAAGAATATATCAATAATTTTCCGTCATTCGTTATTTATACGAAAGCACAATGTGGTAAATGTAGTTATGAACACAATTTAATATATGATGATTTTACAAGTTTTTTCGTCTAATGCTTGGTTATGATAATTTGATGAACTATTTTAAGACAAACTTTTCACTGATGCAACATCATAAGTACAGTCTTGCTGATATTGAGAATATGATGCCATGGGAAAAGTTTATCTATGTAGACATGCTAAAACAGCACATCAAACATCAAGAGGATATGATGCGTGACCAAGCAGCACAACAAAAAGCACAAGCACAGATAAGAAGAAAACGATAAATGGCAAAAAAGATCGATCCTAAAAGTCTAACATTAGATTATAAGCAACTATTAGGTATTCCTGTACAAGATAGAATATCTTTATTTCAATCTGGAGGACAAAGCTATTTCGAAAGTTTAACGCCAGAACAGCTATCACGTTTATTTCCAAACTACTATCAAAGACAGTTACCAGATATTGGAAAAGCAGTATCTGGTGGTACTGCTGGTATTCCTTCTCCAGCTACAGGTGCACCAGCTACAGGTGCAGATAGAAGAGGTGTAACATCTGGTGCATTAGGCAGAGCAGCTAGGAGTGATCAAGCACCGGGACAGCCTAAACCTTCTGCTCCTGCGGAAGAAAATGCACTTCTTAAACATCTAGAAAGTATTACAGGTAAACCATCACAACAACAAAAAACAGAGCAGCAAGTATCTGCTGATGGTTTGAATCCTTTAGCTGTTGACAGACAAAATGTATCGAAACAGTTAACACGACAAGATAAAATTCATTTATATGCTTTATCTATTGCTGAAAAAGGAGATAGTACAACTAGAAGAAATGCTGAGTTGATGGAATCTATTTATAATAGAAATTCTGCTCAAAAACATCCTAATATTAGACATACTATGGGCATAGACAGTGAAGGCGGTTTTTATAGTTCAAATAGACAATATTATCAACCATTGATGCCTAATCGTGATCCTAAAGGATGGGCAAGATATCAGGCTGCTAAGAGAAAATTAGAAAGTGATCCGGAATACTTTAACAAATTTGAAGGAATACACAATGATGTTTTAGCAGGTTCAAATTATAATAAATTAGGAACACATAATGCTTCTCTTGGTGTTGCATCATCAGCGAGAAAAACACAAACAATAACACACACTTCAGGAGAAGAAACATATTCTAGAAAAGACATTATTGAATTTGCAGGCGCACATGGTCTTGGAACAGTTAGAAATGAAAAAGCTTGGTTTGAATCTATTTCAAAAAGAATGGATGAATATTATGCAAGTCAAGCCAATAATCCTAATGTAAAACCTCCTAGTCGCATATCAGAAGCAACTGATATACAAAAACCACAACAAGAAAGACCCTCTCAATCAGGTGCTGCTACAGGATTGACACCAGAATCAGCAACACCAGGAAAAGCAGGAACAACTGGAACACATTCTCATCCTTTAGGAGAACAGGGAGCTAAAGTAACTTCTGGTTATGGAATGAGAGTACATCCTGTAGATGGCATTAAGAGAATGCATACAGGTGTTGATATGAGAGTTGCTATGGGTACACCTATACAAAGTGTTGCAGAAGGTAAAGTTATCTTTGCTGGTACTAAAGGTGGATATGGTTATACTGTTGATGTTCAACATGCAGATGGAACTGTAAGCAGATATGCTCATCTAAGTGAATTTAGAGCTAAAGTTGGTGATAATATTAAGTCTGGTCAAGTTATTGCTTTATCTGGCGGTGCAAAAGATCATCCTGGATCTGGTACTTCAACAGGACCACATTTACATTTTGAGATAAGAAGAGATAATAAAGCTATTGATCCTACTCCTTATTTACAGCAGCAGATGCCTGCACCCGTTTCTGCTAATATTGAATCAGAACAAAAAACTCTTTCTAGACCTCAAGATTATGAATCATGGAATCCTAATCTAAAGAAATATATTGAATCATTACCACCATCAACACAACAAAAAATATTTGATCAAAGTAATGAACTAGTAAGACAAGGCAAAGGTCATATAAACGACATTTATTCAAGTTTAGTACAGCAGAATCCTAATATGTTTTCTACTGCACCAAAAGTAGTAACGGATGCTGTTAAGAATGCACCTCCAGGTGAAATGTCAACAATAACTGATGCTGATCTTGTAGGTTCTAATGTAAAAGCAGAATCTTATTCGAGAGTTGTTACAAATATTTCAGGATATTCTCCAGAAAGCACAAGACCAAAAGCAGCAGGTCCAGGTGTTGTGCAAAGTACAACGGAAGAATTAAATATATTGAAAAGAGGAATAGATGATCGTGGCCCTTCATTCGGATATCATGCTGCTGTAGCTTCTTTTTATTATGATAAAAATACTGGTGAAAAGATTGATGAAACGTCTTTTCGAAAATTACCTAAAAAAGATCAAGACAATTATGTTGAAAAAGCAGAAGTACATCAACTGAGAAATACATCAAAACGTGTTGCTTCAATGGGGGGAAGAAATCCTCAAACAGGCAAATCATGGAATGCTGATACATATGCAGTTGTTCGTGTAGGTAAAATGTCGCCAGAAGAAATTAGAGCATATGAAGAACACTTAGCAGAAAAATATGCTAGAGGTGAAATACCAGAACAAGCTATCAGAAACATTTATGGTGATGGTGCATTAAGACCTAAAGAAAGAGGACAATTAGAAGCATCAACAGGAGGAGAAGGTGTAGCTGATGCAGCAAATATTAATAAGGGTAGAATATTTGAACGTGCAGCAATAATAAAAAAACAATTAGAACAAGAAGCAAGTCAAGCTTTATCTACACCACCGGGTGAATTAAGACAAACAGGAACACCACCAACACAAGTATTACAAGCAGAACAACCACCTCCTACTCAAGTAAGTCCTGCACAACCTACATCTGTAACACCGGCAGCAGCACCTGTTCCTGGTCCAGCAGCACAACCTGCACCTAAAGCTACACCTACACCTAAAGCTACACCAGCACAACCAACAGCACCAGCACAACCAACAGCAACTGTTCAACCAACAGCAACTGTTCAACCAACAGCAACTGTTCAACCAGCAGCACCAAGACAAGAGGATCAGATAAAACCAAATGCTTACGGTGGACAAGAGCAGACTACAGAAAACATTGGATTCTTTGACACTAATACTGGAAAAGCATTAGGAACTGCAAGTAGAGGTGAAGTTGTAGCTCTAAATCAATCTGGAATTGTTGATATAAAACCAGAACAAAGAATAACAGAAATACCACAATTAAGAAATGATATTCCACAACAACAAGATCAAACACAACAACAAGAGATACCAACAAATACTGCAGGAATGATTAGTCAGCCAATGCAACAAACAGCAGAAGCGGCACCATCAGCACAACAAATATTTGCTGCAATGATGGAATCACCAGCAAGCTCAAATCCTAGTTATGCAAGAGCAATGGCACAATATAGTTTTAAAGGTCCTGATAAAACTTATAATCTTGATTCAGGATTCAATACTCTATTTGGATAAAGAAAAGAGTGATAGATTTCTCTACCACTCTCTAACACTCTTAGCTAGCCAAAGCCTTAAACGCTGCTAAATCTTCATCATCATCTTCAACAAAAGAACTTTCTGTCTTTGCTTGTTGCTTAGAAGCAGACTCTAATACAGGTGCCTTTGATTGTGAAACTAAAGGCACATTTAGTTGAAGAACTTCTTCAAGCTTACGTTTCAGTTCTTCATAGCTCTTGAAATTCTTTGAATCTAGAAATTCTTTGATAGAATGTTCAGCCTTCCAAATCTTTTCAAGTTCTGTATCATCATCAGACAAAGGTGAAGAAGGAGCAAATGCGGATTGATCGTAATTACGGTATCCTTCAACAGTACGAATCTTGAGACGGAAGTTAGCACCAGTCCAAAGATCAAATGGATTTACAGGTGTTTCATCTTCAAACTCTGGATGCATAATCATAGAAATCTTATCGAAAATCTTCTTTCCATACTTATACAGATATACCTTACCTTCCATCTCTGGATTTTTTGGATAAGAAACGAGATAGATGTTAGAGATATATGAAAGTCGTCTCTTTTGTTCACGGGCTTGCTTTCGTAATGGTGAACTATCATCAGATGTTGAATTCCAAAGAACAGTGTTGTATTCAGAGCGTTTGTGTTTATACAAGTTCGTTATTCTTGTATTTGGCTTTACACCAACTATATGTTTCCATACAGACCAGACTATATCATCAACCCATATTTTTGGGTCGAACTGCATTTCGATTCACTTGAATCTACTCCTAGAAGGATAGTCGTTGAACCTTCACCATACCATGTTGGGTTAGGTGCTTGGCTGCTGATTGCCCAATATAACATATTTTTTGAACCTTCAAGTTTGCAATTTCTTGCTTCGTGTTGATTTACTACAAGCAACAATATTGAATATCCTTGTTCCACACAAGCCTTACACTTTTCTATAACAACATTTAAATGTTGCTGAAGTGTATATTTTGACTTAACCTCGATCAAAAGATTTTTTTGAGGCAAATAGAAATCTGGAAAGTACATCTTATTTTTCCCATATTTTATTATGGGAATATTTGATTTACCAACAAGAATATCTTCCTTTTGCATTTTAAA